GTTTCTAGCGAATCAATGGTGTTCGCCGCGTTATTATACGCAGAGCGAAACTCATTGAATGTATTTGCTAACTGAATTTGAGTTTGTGCCATCTTTTCTCTCTCTCATCTGTTAATTGTGGGGTTATTTATTCTGCGATAAGGATATAAGCAACTGCTTAATCTCCTTCATTTCATCTCTCAAAGACGAAATGTCCGATTTTACTCTACTCATTTCTTGGATATTCTGAAAGTGTCTTTCTCTCTGCAACTTATATTTCTTTAGCCCGTTCAAATCTGTGTTTAATAGGGCTTTAGAATGTGCATCCCTCTCAGTAAATCCGTGAATAGGATCGGAAAGTTCTATTTTTCGTTCCATTTATTTATACGCCTTTCATGTTTACGCCAAGGCAACTGCCCTTAATTCTTTAATTTTCGGTGCATATGCGCGGTTGGTAGACAAGAAAACAACCTTAATTGCAAAGAATTTAAATCCAGAATATGACTTACCTTCAGGTGTGGTATATCCAATAGAGTTATTTAGAACCTTGTAAGCCTCTTGCGCTGTAGTGGTAGCGGTGAATGCACTATCAACTGCAAGGAAAGTGTTATTTGAAATGGCGGTAATTGTTCTTTGCAATCTTGATGTGCCGATGGCAATGGTCGAACCGACAGTCAACTCTTCCAAGAATACTGTGTTTGAACCTTGAACGACATTATCACCATTTGTGGTAGAAACTGTGCCTCTCAACAACTGAGAGCCGCCAGTTTTCTTTGCAGTAGGAACAACATACTTCTCTTCGTTATAGGTAATTGAGTTTTGGTTGGTTGTTGAACCACCCTCAATTACCATTTCGTTCCAAAATTTAGATTCAAATGGATCGGTGTCTTCGGGGCTGAGTACCTTGTAATAAACTTTGATTCCGGTAGACTGTTGTTTGTTAACTGATAGATAAACTGCAAGGTCTGAAGATTCAAAACCGTCATTCAATTTAACAACGCGAGTAATATAGCGCGACTCTGAAGCATATGGACCTGTTGGATTTTCTTCATTCTCTTGGAATACTGTTGCGCCGGCACCTGAAGTGGTGAACGCATTCTTAACTTCCATATATGTTGAATTTGTAATGGAAGCAATCTGACGGTATTCTTCACCGAAGAGAACAAATTCACCAGCACTCAAATCAGAATCAAAAGATGTGCCTGCGCCAGTTACGATGGTGCTGTTTGCTGACCATGTAACTCCACCCTCTAGTTCATTATATGTTTTGTTATTGATTAGAGTTTGTTCGAGTGCCGCATTCATACGCTGTAAATCAATGTATGGGGTGATGTACTCATTTTCTGTAGTCAATGTTGCACGAACTGTCATTGATTTAGTTGTAGAAAGTTCTGCACCCTCATTCACAGTATTAGCAATTGTACGAACAGCAGTTTCTTGAACACGTTCTAAGTTACGAATTGGTTTAAAGTCTGAAACTGCATAAGCCGCACTAGAAACTCTTGCTTCAAATTTAACATCAGTTTTTGGAATTGTAAGATTCTCAACATTGAGAATGTATGCATTATAATCGAAGTTTGTGTTCGATGTATACTCCATGTTTTGCAATAATGCAACACCTGAAGTAGTTGTTCGAAACTTAGCGATCTTTAACTTAAACTTAACATCTTGATTCTGTCTAGCAGACCAAGTAAAATCATTAGCAGAGGTAAATAGAATACCGGCTGCGGCTTGTTTATCAATACGCAAGTTAATTTCTGGATTGGTAATGTCAAACTGTCCAAGTTCTGCAACGAACACATCAAAGCCAGTAGAGTTACCATCAGGTTTTGCAACAAAGCAATACTCTACACCAGGAGCCAAATAGATTGGACTCTTAAATTCAAATGTAGTTGCTACTGTTCCATTTGTGCTTACGCTAATCTGAGAGTTTCCTTTTCTCGCTACTTCACCAACTGCTCTTCGAGTTGGAAAACCATTTTGCATTTCTCGAATTTCTACTGTCACCCCAAGGTTTGGATCGCTAGGTTTATTTTTAAAGAACAAATCTAGAGATGTAACATAGAGACCTTGACGGTACACATTCTCATCAACATAGAATGATTGAGACAATGGGTCCCATTGACCAACTTGAACATTCGATGTAGTGTCTGATAGAACAACTTGGCGAGTGCCTGCTGGACCAGCAACACGCTGATCAGCAAAGCCTCTGAAGTTAAATGGTCGAGTATTAACAACATCAAAGCCTTTTGAAATTGCAAGACCTTGTGAGAAAATAGATGTAGTTGCAATTGTTGTGGCAGTTGAAACACGATTGATCGGATCGTCAGTCAAACGGAATGAACGCTGACCTGTATAGAAACGATTTTCTGGAACTCTAAAGATACCTACAATTCTATTCTTTTCTGTACGCAATGTGCCTGCTGGCAAACGCACATACTTTGTATTGTCTGTTTTAAGAATACCATTTGTGTCAAATAGATCAAGCAAATTGTCTACTGTTGTACTACCAACTAAACGAATTTGTGTGCAATTTGCAGTTACTTCAATGTCATCAAAGAATGCATATAATCCAGAACCGTCTTTCATAGACTGTGCTTGGAAAATAAAGTCGCGTGGACGCATCCATTGTTTAATAGAAACATCTGACACACGCTGAGTAACTTTGTTCTCGTCTGGTGCGGTAATGTCAATTGAACCGCGAGATTCAAACTGAGTTTGATTTTGTGTAGTAATTGTTCTCTGCGCTTGCAGAATAGCAAGACCCCATGTAGTTGCGCGTTGCGTACTACGGAATGCACTACCCACATTTGTTGTCGTTGTTACTGGAGCCTCTCCAGTCCAGAATCGCGTCATTGGCGCCACTTCTGTGTTCCATGCGTCAACGATTGTTCTAAAGTTATCTACGAAACCAGTCAAGTCAACTGTAGTATTAGCATCAGGTGGATAATTTGTATCCATCCAGTTGTCTGTTGCAGGAACTATTTCTAAGTCGCCATTCCAAGTGAATGTTAATTCTTGTGCCAAATTAATTGTCTGAGATGCATATGGCTGATCAATAAATGTTTCTTCAGTATAAGACAACATTAGTTTGTTTCCTGGTGTACGATATACGCCAGAAGAGCCACTGGTATTGTATTTTAGAGCAATCTGAATTTGGTTGTTTGCATAAGCAGTCGCATAGCGATATGTTCTGTCAATAGAACACTTGTAGTCTGCTGAGTTTACATCACCGATGTTGTGACCATCAAATGTATCAACAAGAACACCGTTCTTGTATTTGTCTAAGCCAGCATCGTCAAGAATAACCTTCTCGCTTGCTTTACGCTCAGTTTCGTTGAGTGTAGCATAGTACTCTAATTGTTCAACGCGAGTTTTCAACTTACCAATGTCACGCATGGTGAATCGGCGGTTGTTATAAGATTCAATCTGAATATCTTTTGCAAGCGAAGGATACACAGGAATAGTCAATTCTGCAATTTCAAGTGTATCAGGAATTGTTGGAGGCGGTGATGAATATGGGTAACCTGGTGAACCATCATTGATACCAAGTTCACCGTTTTCATCAACATATAGTTTTGCTTTTCTACCTTTGTAGATAATCAAGTCTGCGGTGTAGTCAGACGAAGGTACTGGGAAGTGCAATCCACCACCAGGAATTACATATTCATTTGGACTTATGTTGTAGATTGTTTGCGCTGTTGCAGTCTTAGAAAACTGAGTGGTACATGTTAAGAATGTATTGTTTGAAACTGAAGAAACAATTCTTTCTTGGTTTGCAATACGGATTACATCACCCGCAACTAAAGTACTAGTAAATGTAGTTGATGTGCCAATCACATTTGCATTACCAAAAGTTACATTTGCTGTGCCGGTAAGCACAGTAGCAATTGATGGTAGCGGGTTTGTTGATGTGGTGTTAGCCGCTTTAATTGGGCGGAAGTCCAAGCAATCACGCAAGTCAAAGTTTGTTCCAGTTCTTGAAGTATATACTGGAATTTGATCTGTTCTAATTGTCGTATTTGATGTAGCCGCGTCATTGATTGGATAAGAATCAACCGATAGATAACCAAGACCTTGAGAAGTATCGTGATTAAAGTGATCAAACAATACTAACAATTGACCTGTTGGAACAACACCAATCTTAGGAGTAATGCTTCCATGTTCATATGATGTATCTCTTTGACCATTATCAAGAGTATAGTTATCTGTTACAACAGTATTTGCTGTGGTAGGTGTTGTGCTAAAATTAGTAGATTGATAGATTGCACGAATCTGATATACATCACCATATCCTAATGAATAAGGACCTTGGAATCCATTTGGATGTGTGTTTGCATTGATGATAACGGCTTCGTTATTTGCAAGAACTTTTCTTGTCTCACGCGCATTTGCGCGGTCCATCGTTGCAATTACTCGCGCAGTAAAACCAGAACCAGACGAAGAAACAATATTGCTTTCTTTCAAGTCTACTTCAACTGTTTGTGCGCCAGCGGAACCTAGTGTTACGCTTCTTGTGCCGTTTGCGCCTTGTCCATATAGACGAACAGGCAAACCAGCGGGGAATGATTTTGAGTAAGTATTCGCAGAATATGATGTAGTAAAGTTTGACGATACTAACAAGTATGTCGCGTTGACAACGCTTGATATGATTCGATCTTGTGAGCCAACTCTAATTACATCACCAACTTCCCATTGTGTGGTAAATGCTGTGCCGGTACCAATAACTAAAGCATTGCCGGATGTTGTAGTTACGGTTCCAGTATAAGCACCAGTGTTTGCTGTGATTGTGGGAACTGCGAGATAATTTTGATTTTTAAGTGCATCAGATGCACCAGACGCAAATGTTTCATTCAAGTCTGTTGTAATAAGGGTAATAACACCAGCGGCGTTAAAGAATACTGAGAATTCTTTTTTGAATTTAAAGCCTGCTTCTACATTATTACCAAGGTCACGAATTGTTTTAGTACCAGTGTATGGCAATCTAAAAATTGCAGGTTCAAATGCGGCATCACGCAATGTTGCGTTACCAAATGCATCAACTACAATATCTGCATAGCGATCAGGCAATCCGCTTACATCATCATAGACGGAACGAACATCCTGAAACTTCTTACCAGGATTCATTGAAATGTCATAGAGATATAAGTTATATACTGTGTCTGCTCGACCAGCAACACCCGATGCGTATTCAATAGCACGAATTCGTGCTTCACCAATTTTAGTTCCTTTTACAGTTGTGGAACTAAAACTTGTATTTGAAACCGCTTGCTGTATTGTGTCGTATAGATCAACTGTTGTATTCTCCATAATGTCCAACGCACCAACCAATTCTTTGACTGGAATGTAAGAACCTGATACAAGAGTTGTTTTTGTTTGTTCAACAAATTGTTCGTCAGTACCTTTGCGTAAAGGTGTGAATGCTTTTACAAGCAATTCATTTCTGAATCCTTTTACATACGATGTAAATGGATCAGTTTCAATGATGAGTAGTTCATTGTTGCCGCCTTCTGCAACGGTGTACTTACCATTATTATCTGATTGTTTTAAATGTTCACGCACAAAAATTCTTGGGTCAGAAAGTGTATAGTTTCCTGATTCTTCAAATGTGCGTTTTGCAATTGCTTCTTCTAGTTTACTTTCTACATCAGGAATAAACTTTCTCTTTAGCAATCCATTTTCAACTTCGGTAATGCCAACAAATTCTGTTTCATCAGTATTTGCTGAGAGTACAAGTTTGGTAAGAACTGTATCGATTTTAAAACGATCAGCACCAAGTGCTTGGAAGTTTGGAGTGCCTTGAGCGTTATCAAGTAATGATTGATCTGCAACAGTATCAATAAATGTTTTTGACGGAACTACACCAATCTTATATGATGGGGTGTTCTTATATTTGTCTAGAATAATAGTTTGTGAGTCGTTTCTTACAAAGTGATCTGCAAGATAGATGATACCATCACCTAAGGTAAATTTAGAACCATACTTATAGATTACTTCATTTGCCGCGCCTCGATTTTCAACAAATTGAACTGCATCAGTAGTTGCAGTATTTGCATATACTGCATCATTAAAGTCAGAAACATATTGTTTGTATGTGTAAATTTTTTCTTTATTTTCAAACTTGTTTGAGGTTCTCTTATCAAGGAAACCACTAACAAGCATGATATTGTTACCGCCATCAGATGTGATAGTGTTTGCAATAATTGATGTTGAAGTATTTGGCGTACCTACAAGACCGTTACAAAGAACGGCGAGTTGACCAGTAATAGGGTCTTCATAAAAACCGTTGATGATTGCAGATGCAAGACCACCGGTATTGGAATTGTTTGCGGCATCGGAAGCATTAACAGGTTGGAAATAGATTGTATTTCCAACCGTCAATAGCGATGGCAAATTGTTACTGTAAACAAAAATTGATCCAGATGATGTATAGTTAATAAAGAGTGTCTTCGGATCATCACCTTCAATATCTGAAACAAGACCAACATACGCTTTAACGCCAGTGTTAGCACCAACAATAGTTTCATTTAAGAAAGATGCTACATTAACTGCGGCCGCGTTTGCGCCAACACCAAAATTGGTCTGAAGTTTTACATACTCCATACGCAAGTCTAGATTTTGTTCGCATCCGTTTACAATTGATCCTTGTTTGAAGAAATAATCAGCAAAGCGTTGAATTTGCTTTTGCTGAAGAGTTTGCGCTTGAGTAAGTTCTCTAGCCTGAACTGCGCGTCCAGGACGATAGAGAACTCTTACAAACTTCTTATCTTCATTATAATCATCATAATACGGGCTGATGTTTAAATTTACACCACCTGGATTATTAGACGCCATATTTTTTTTCTACAGTAAGTTTAGTAATAATAACGATTAGAATTCAATGACTAGTTTAACGTCCTCGATCTGATCGGCAGCACGGGAAATTGGGCTACGATTTTCGATGTAAAGAACATCACCAGAATATGGTTCTAACTGTGAGTTAGCAATTCCAGAAATTGTACCTGTTGTACCAGTTGCACCAACAACAGATGCAGTATTTGCAAATGTCTGTGGCATTGGCTTGGTTGTGTACAAGTACTTGTTAGTGCTATCCCATTCAACAACAACCGCGGTGTTAGAACCAGAAGTTACTACTTCGTCAACAATGTAGTTTGCGTTTGGTGATGGAATTGTGAAGCGATATGTCTGACGATAGTTCGTAGATGTAGCGCGAGTTGCAGTACCAAATTCGAATGGATCGCGAACCAAAGCAATTTTACGGAAGTCGTTAGCGGTAGAAATAGTGTTTGCTTCTGAGCCGTCAAGACGGACATTAATCATAACAAACTTACCACCAAGTTCTTCGATAGCGTTGTTACCGTGACCATACTTAGGTGAAATGATTGCTCTTGCGGCCGCACCTGAACCACCACCGCCTGAGAATGATACTGTTGCGTTTGAATATCCGCTACCAACTGTGCTTAGAGTGATCGCGGTGACTGCGCCGGCGGCTACTGTAGCGGTTGCAGTTGCACCAGAACCGTCACCAGTAATGGTTACAGATGGTGCTGAAGCATAAGTTGAACCACCTGCGGTAACTTGAATAACATGGATTGCGCCATTGTTTGCGGCCGAGGCTACAGTAGAGTCAGTACGAACTGGCATGTAGTCGTTTGTCAAGAATTTCAAAGCATCAGATGTAGTGATAGTGTACATGTACTTCCACTTGTAACCGTCAGCGGTATTAAATGGTGTTGTAGATGTACCGGTTGGTTTTGTTGTTGATGCGCCACCGCCGTTGTTCCACAAGCACTTGTAAACATTATAATCGTCTGTAAGAACATAAAAATCATCGTCTAGAATGTTTGTGTCTTGATCATCGTATTGATCATAAACTGTACCTGAAGTCCAGTCATAACGATCAATAACGTGAACAACATCAGTTGTCTGAATACGCTTTGCGCCGAATGCATCGCGCCATGGTTGGAATTCGATGTTTGCGGTTGAGTTGGTTGGTGTTGGTGGGTTAGTGTCATCGGTAAATGCGCTTGGTCCACCCACAAAGAGGTACATAATGGTATTAGAGGTTTCTGAGAATGCTTCTAGAAACTGCTCTGCATTATGCACTCTAAATTTGCTGGTTGCAATTGCTGGCATGTTTTATCTCCTTGTTGAGCCAATTCTGGCTATTTTATCGTTTATGGTAAAAAGTCCACTCATAAAAGTCTCTCTTATTTATACAAAAACTTCTCTATAAGCGGGAACATTGGTGTAATTTTGTGATGCGGAGACATTAATCTCCATGTAATCCGAGTTTGCAATATCTGTAATAATGAATTTTTCGTTTCCAATAATGATGTAATCTCGGACTTTAAAGTCTTCGGTAAAGTTGGTACCAGTTACTAGTCCATTACTATACGCATTACTTGTGCCGGTATTTGGATTTGTTTTAATCCAGAAAGGATGTCCTGGCGCTGAAACTGCAAAGTAGTATGTATTTCCTCGCACTAATGTTAGTGTTGGGTTATTGTTACCATCAATTGCATAAGCAGAAGCACCAGAATTTGTCACATTGAATGTAGTATAATTATTGGCACCTGAGCCTGCTGAACTTGTAATTGAAAGCACTCCCTGCATTGTTCCATGGAATTGACAGATGTAATATAATGTACTAGGAGCATTCGCCGGAACTGTGAAAGTAATAATGCCGTTAGTAGTGCCGTTATTACTTGAACCAAATACCACAGGACGCAATCCGCTACTATCTGAGAATAGTGCATTTGCGACAGTATTTATTTGTTGTCCGTTAATGTTCTGAATAGGCAAATCATCGTATACAACAATTGGTGTGTTTATCACACCGGTAATTGGTATATTTTTGCGTACTGTATCGTCACCAAATACATCCAAGAATGAAAGATTCTCTAACTCAGAAGTTTCAGTATCTCTAAACTGTCTTAGACGGGCTTGCTGATAGTAATAATCATGTTTACCATTTACAAAACCTGCGCCAGCAAGAGAAATTCTATCTTGTAGAGGTTCATTCTCATACAAGGCAATTGCTTCACGCGAGTATGCTAAAATTGGTTTGTCTTTATATCTATCCATAGGAGATAGAATCTCAATCTCAATAGAAGGCAACGGAGTGCTTTCGATAACCAAATTAGTTGCAGATGGTTCTATCGTATACTTTGTTCTTGCTGACGAAGCCACAGACTTAAACAATTCAATATCAATTTCAACCGATTTAATGTCAGTTTCAATTGTAATGATATTGCTATAGAATGCCATTGTAGCATCCGCAAATGTTTCAACATTAACTTCAATTTCGCTATAATCTAAAGAGGCAATGTTTAATTGTGGCTGAATGTATTTTATATCAGGGAAGTAATCGCTAGGAACAACATTCAAAGGTTGAACGATAACTGCCGGTGGTAAGTCAATCTCAATGATTGTATCTGTCTTCGCCCTTACATTCGGATAAGTTATTGGAGATACAGAGTTAAATGTTAAAGTTGCAACCTCTTGAATTTGCTCTGTTGCATATGCATCTAAAGGAAGATTCTTGAAAAGGAATTGTCCTTTTGTAATACTTTCTCCAGAAACAATGTCTATCTTGTAGCGAGTGCTTGGTGTAACTGTGACACTCTGTAGCAATTCAATATCAATTTCAACTGACTTAATATCAGTTTGCATTGTAGTGATAGCACTATAGAATCCCATTGTAACATCAACATACGATGGAATCTCAATGTTGTATTCATTTCTAGCGGCACCAACATTGTACAATGTAGTATTAAACTTGGTGTCTGCTTCATAAAGAATTAAATCTTGAGCAAAATTACCAATAATTAAATCGCCATATGTGAGTGGCGGTAGTCTTGTGTAAACAGAATTGATCTCAACTTTGTATAAACTATTAAGTTGAGATGAAGTATTGAGTTCTGTTTTATAAAACTTAGGCATAGCAATTTCATCTGACGGAATAATTGTCGGCGCAACGCCAACAAAGATAGGAATCTCTACATTGTATTCCGAATCGGTAAATGTAGCCGTTGATACAATTATACCTACGCCGCCAGAAACTTCTGTTTTTGGTGCAACTTTTGACAGAATAAATTCTGCGGAAACATCGATTGGTCCAAGAAAAAATTGTCGCGGTCCTTTGAGTCCTGAATCAGTAGATTCAATAACAGTTGCGCCTTGATTGATAACAATCGGTTCAATGTTAATCTCTCTGACTGCACCTGATGGATCAAATGTAGCAGGTACAGATGCACCCGCAAGAACAACCTCGTATTCGCTTGCGCCTGGAGATACAGGAATGACTGTAACATTTGCGGCACCAAAAATACCAACATCAATAACTGGTGCAATAATTGGGCGATATTCTGTGTGAGTAATTGCCGCAACATTAATTGTTGGATTAATTTCAACTTGAATTGTTCCACCATTCTGTTCAGGCAAGTCAAGTTTTGCTTGATCTATGTAAGCAACAACTGGCTTAATCTTGACAATAATTGAAGACTGCACTGGTGGAGGTAATCCATAGCCTTGCCACAATGACAAGAATGAGAACAGAGAAACAAATCTTGGTGCGCGATCCGCAATAACTTCTGAAGTAAATTGTGCAACGGCAGAAATTGTATTGGTAATAACAATCTCGCCAAAGAATTCTAGACCAGCAGGGTGAATAACTTCTTTAACAATATCTTTATATCTGTCAAATGACAAACCGCTTCGAATAACATAAGAAAAGTCTTGATAGAATAAAGAGTCTTGAAGAATTTTGTAGTTGACTTTACCATCATCGTTTGTGAAACGACCTGCATCAACGAACAAACCTGTAATGTCTGCTGTCAGATTTGCATTACCATCACCAGAACCTGTTGCATCAACTGTCGCATTAGTATAGTTAATACCTTGATTGAGAATAGTAACTTCGCGAATTGATCCAATACCTGCAATGTTATTACCTGCGTCAATTTGAATGACTGCACTCTTACCTTGAATGTTAAATGCTTCAAGATTTGCACCAATACCATTTGCAGATGAAACTGCAATTGTTGGTAGACTGGTTGTAGAATAACCATCACCGAATGCGTAATTTCCGTTTGCTGAATATGTAAGTTCTAGGCGTTCGATTGGACCAATACCACGCCAATCTTCAGTTTTGATTCTGTCGTAGTAACTACCTTCTATTAGAATACCAACTTCTTCATCGCCTTCACCTTCAACACTAACTGTGTTTGAACCAAAGTCATCTAACAAACTTTCATCTTTATATGGCTCAACAATTTCTGTCGCAACTAAAATTGCGGGAGTCTCTGCCCATCGTTCAGTAACGGCAGCAACTCTACCTACTGCGGTGTTTCCAGTAAATCCTACTGGATTGGTAAAGACAAGCGCATCGCCCACTTCATACAAAGTACCATGATCATTAATGCGAATGAGTTTATCGTGTAGAAGACCAAGTGATGCAACCGAAGTGTCTTGTAGTGTAATTGTAGGTAACGCAACATAACCAGATCCACGATTTACAATTCTTACGGATACTGTGTCACCAACGGTATATTGATTGTTTGCACCAACGGTGTATGTGTTTGCAATTTCAGAAATTTTAACTGCAAATCCTGTGCCACCAGTTCCAGAGTTATTAACTATGGCATTCAGGTTGTTCTGATAACCAATACCTGTATTTGCAAGAATAATTTTTGAAATTGGTGCATCGGAAACAGAAGTAACTTTTGCAGTTGCTTCTGCACCATCACCATAGATAAGCACTTCATCATCAACTGCGTAGCCTGTACCGCCATCATTAATATTAATACTACTTACAACACCATACACAACCACATTTGATGAAGGATTTTCAATGTCTTCAATAATTTCGTTTTCTGTAAATCCACCAGAAATTAATCGAAGAATAACATCAGCAAATGGTTTACCACCTAGCGTAGATGCACGAACATCAGCAACAACACCAATTGCACCAGATGTTTTACCGCGAATGGTTTTGTTTTTAAGAGCAAAAATATCGGTTGGTACTAACTTATAAACAAACTCATTGTTTGCAGTTGTTGTAAAGTTTGTTTTCGCAAACATGTGTGTAGCGTTGATAACGCTTGATACAACTGCTTGCTGTGTACCAATTTTAAAATGACTGTCTGTTGAAAATGCTAAAAAGTCTGTATTTGTACCAACAACAAGATTATTTCCCGCAATAACATTTGCGTTACCCATGACTTGAACGACTGAGCGTTCATTAATACGAATAGTACTTTGTTTTAAAAAGTTACCATCTGAAACACGCAATAGATCATCGCCTGGATAACGAAGTTCAATCGTTTCGTTAAACAATGCTCTGAATAAGAATGTGTATGCTTCTTCAGTAGACTTTGATTTAAAAAAATCTTTTAATTGTGCAATCAGTCTTCTTCTATCGGCAGAAGTTTTAACTGGTATGCCTTTGTTCAGTTCGCCTTTAAGATATTCTAGAAACTGACCTTGCGCCTTTTCGTTGTTTTTATTCTCACGAATGCGAGATGCTTTACGCAATACATTGTCTGATAATTCTAAAACAAATGCTGAGTTTGCACTTGTGCCACCAACTATTTCTTCGTTAAGATCAAAAGGAGTATCTGTCTTCATTGAGACAGTAATTGTGTTTGATCCTACATAGCGAATTGTTGCTGTTGCTTTTGAATCTTGCCCTGTAATTACCTCACCGTTTGCGAATGCGCCTGAAGCACCATTGAAGGTAATATCAGTTGTTTGCATCCAATCATAATACACTCCAAGGAAAAACAAAAATGTCTTATCATCAAGCGCAGGCGTGATGTTTTGAAGTCCAAGAGTTGGATTATAATAGACTTTATCAGTCATTTTATCTTCTTACAAGGCTAATTGATTTGTCGTTTGTTAGATTGACCGTAATGTCATCGTCACGAATGCTAACGATTTGTCCTCGTAATGGCAAAATGTCATTGCCAGAAGGTGTAGTAAAAATTTTGAGAGTAACGCCACCTGCGGCAAGCGCAGTTGGATTAAAGTCGCTTAGAATAATTTGTCCAGTATCATAGTCTACGGTTCCCACATTCTGAGAAACACCAAAAATATTCTGTTCAACTCTACGGAAAATACGAATGATGCCGTTGTTATCTTCTAACTGACAGTTAGGGAATCCTTGATATGTAAATGCGGCTGAACTAATTGCGCCGCCAAGGCCATAACCGAAACTTGACAAACGACCTACAGTTGTCTTTGCAATTGCGTTTGAGAAGTTAATTACATAACGTGATGCTTGACCCAATTGCAAATCAATTTCTTTATACATTGATAATGTCAATTCGGAACTTAGAATTGAACGCTCACAAGTATCAATCAAACGCGATAGTTTTGAATAGCGTAGATACTTTGAGAATTGATTAATGTCTGTATCGTTGTAGTTTTTAATCGTGTCAAGTATTTTTGACTTTACGCTATCTTGAGTTGCAACAGTCTGTTCTGGATCATATTTTATATCGGCAACAATAGTAATAAAAATAAACTCCGGATCAACTATTTCATTTTGAACTGTTAGAATTTTTTTACTTTTAAGAATGGTTCGAATAATACTGTCTTTTTCGGTTGTTGTTAATTGCTCACCTACTGTAGGTTTTACTGCAATAAAAACTTTACCATAGAATGGTGGATCGTTGTCTTCACCGCCCCATACTGCTACTGATCCGACATTCGGAGCATTCAAAAGAATAGCACGATAGTCTTCTACTGTAACCGCACGATTTTGTGCTGTGTAGAATTTAGGTGCGGCAAATTTAATTCTTTCTGCGCTTTCTCTGTCTTCACCGCCCATTGAAACATCACTGGCAGTAAACAATGCATCTTGAATACCAGATACAGTAGACGCAAGAGTTATTTCACGAATTTGATTTCCGGCGGCACCTTCTGTAATGATGTAATCTAAAATTACGATGTTATCGTTATCAAGGCCTTCGCCAAGAACATCGTCACCAAAATATACTTCATACTTACCATCTTCAACTTCTTTAATAAAGTATGCGCGAGTTGTACCACTAATCTCTACAAAATTAGTTGGATTTTCAAACACTCTGAGTGTACCGATTGTTGAAGAAGTTTGAACACGAACCAATAAAGTTGCGGTGTCAACTTGTGCATTATTGATTAAAAATCTCTGAGTAGCATCATCAAGATTGACCGTATATCTTTCTTGTGCATAACGACCTTGAATCAATTCAACATTGTTTAAAGTGTAACTAGTGCCAGATGTAAATGTCAAAGGTTCTTGAGTTAAGAAAGAATAAGTCACACCCTCGTAAACTGCATCAAAGCGAGTATACTGAGGTAGTGTAAGTGATGAGGGTGAACCCGTTGGTGTAAGTTTAAGTCTACCTTTAATTCTTGCGGCAGTTGTTGATCTTGGAACATAGTTCAAACTTCCAGCAAGATTGACAATTGAATTTCTGCGCTGTGCGGTATTCAAGTTTGCTTCAGTAGAAACCATATTCACATAAAACGAATTGTAGTATGTGTTAAAAGTTAGAATATCAAGTAGCGTTGAAATACCAGAAGCGTCAAAGTTATAATCTTTAAACTGGTCCTGATTCTTCAAGTAGTTCTTGAAGTTTTCGCGAATCTGTTGGAAATTTACGCCATCAATTTTTAAATTTGTAGGTGTAGCCATTTGTTTATGCCGTTCTTGTAATTACTGTTTCTAGTTGTTGTAGGGCAGGTACATTCACGACATAATATTCAACTTTTATTTCAATACCATTGTCTTTCATACTGGTTTCGATTGCAACTATTTTTGCTCTAGGTTCAAACCTTTCGATACATTGTGCAAGATCATCATTTAAACGCAACTCTGTTTGTGTATCTGCTGGTTCAAACAAGTAGTCGTAAACTCTTGATCCGTATTCAGGCGCAAATGGGCGCGTTCCGACAGGAGTTTTGATTAGATTAATCAGAGACTTTTTTACTGCACTTTCATTACGCGCAGGTGGTATATCTCCAGTAATAGGATTAATCTTAAAACTTAAAGATAAGTCGGAAAATGCGGATGCCATATATTATTCTGCTGTCTTTTGATCCTGAATTTCTTTTCTGCGTTCTTTTGCCGCTTTGGTAAACTCTGCTAATGCTTTTCTTGCTCTCGTTCCGGCAGCCTTAACGCCCTTTTCTGCGAACTTTTCGTTCTCTTTTAGGTAAGTCTCAAATAAATTGACAAGTGTTTCGTGATTGGACATGATTTGTTCCTCAATGGTTAATGTTTCAAAATTACTTGACAAACACTTGACAAGCAACTAAAATAGGGTGTCCCCTATGATTTAAGAGTATTTATAAAGGTTTTAGGACTTCTTTCTCCTATTGACTAATTCTTTAATCACTTCGTTGTCAGGAAACAATTTCAATAAAATCAACGCTGTGTGATAGTTGATATTATCCTCTAAAATTTGTCTCTCAATCTCAGTAAGTTTGTTGAGTGCGTTTTGAAGTTCTTCTGTTTTCATTTTACATTCCTATAAAACCATACAATAAATCGTAAAATTGCAAAGATTCCCCACAATAGGAAACCCTTGAATAACCCGGTCGGCTGATCAGATTTGCCAAACCATCTTTGCCACATACCAATCACTTTACAGATTGGTTTGCCAACATTCATTAAAACTCTGCCGGCGACATTCTTGTCTTTTTCAGACCCCATTAGATACGCCATGTGACTTGCCCATGGTGTAGCAATCTCTTTAGCCCACTTAGTACTTAGATAAACTTGGGCTTGCTTTCTTTTCTCTGGATCACGAATCCAAAACATGCATTGAGGTCCGTTACCTTCCATCCAATCTACTACAGTTTGCGCCCATGCGATATATCCGTAGTAAGTGTCAGGACTTTTCTCGACTAGAAGTTGACCGAACTGCTGATCAAGTTCATAAATCTCATGCGACAAGTATCCTAACTCATAAAGTTTTGTGCAAATAATTTTACCACCGCCACGACTTGGTGGAGGGGGTGGTACGGATAATTCGTTTGTGCCATGTGGACCTACAGCAAATATACGCTCATCGTCAAATGTGATTTTAGTCTTACCTTGATTGCTAATCGTCAATCCGTTACTTCTAAGTTCTACAACGGAACTTCCGTTTTTATGTCTTATTTCTAAGATAGAGGGATTATCTGTGTCACTATGATCTATAAGATTGATCTGGTGGCCACCTTCAGACATTAGAGACATTCTTTGCGCTAGTCTAGAATAACTTTTATCTGCACTTCCGTTTGGCGGATAGTTATCTTTTGATGTAGTGATCTGAGAAAATGATCTGTTCGATGAACCGTATCGACCGAAGCCGGTTGTTACTGCACCTTCAGAAAGAGGTGTAGGTATAATACCTAACACAATTGGCTCTTGTGCGTCTGCGCCATCCATAAAGAAACCTATGACCCATTCGCCTAGACCAATTCTAGAGTAAGTGTTTTGTCCATTAGGCGGAACAACAATTGTCGCCCAAGGCAAGTCTTCAGTAGGAATTCCTTTTGCTCTTTCTGCATAAGAAGAATGATAACCAAAGATGCGTACTTTAACGCGACCTAATAACAATGGGTCTACATTATCTTCAACAACACCAATCCACCAATAAAAACCTTCGCGACCTATAAACATACTTACCCCATGTGTTTAAAATATTGGATGCGTCTTTCTTGTTTCGCTACCCAATCGTCTGAAGGTTTGCCTTCACCTTTATAGTATGCAAGAGGTTTGCCTGTCTTCTTTGAAACTAACGCCCACTTACCATCTACTTGCTTGAGTACTTCAACAAGTTCTGGTCCATATACATCTTCTTCCCACTCTTCTTGCGTAGCAGGAGTGCTTAAATATTGTTTGAATGTTTTCATAGACTATCTAAATCTTTCGTATCTAATGCGTCTGGTGGTACATTGTCTTTAATCCAAGTGTACAATTGCTTGCGTACATCTGCATCAGTTGTCATTGCTTTACCTGGCTTCTTCATTGTCAAATACATGAAGTTGCCTACAACTTTGTTGCCTTTAATATCTTTATAGTGCTTACCTGTTTTCGGATCAACGATAAACATTGTATTCTGTGGGTTGTTCAATACAACATAAACGCCACCATCTACTTCTTTTGGAAATCCTGTCTTCACCAGTTTAAATACTGTTTGTGCCGCGCCTCTATGTGTTTTTAACAAAATGTCTTGTGGTACAACTCTAGAACGCTTTGCATTGTTTTCAATTGCAATCTCATAATTAGTTAGTACCCAAGTCACATGAATGTTTGTAGTTTTATATCCTGCTTTTATCAACATCGGAATGTAAGTGTTAATGTCATCCATGTCTGCAAATGTAGAATCAATTAGAATATTTGGCAGGGTATTCTGTGCCGCACCGTCAAGCAATAGATCAAGTGTTTTATTTTTTGCACCTGTTGCGCGAATCAAAACATGCAACGAATAAACATGCTCTGGCGTTTTAAGATTTAAATCTTTAAGAGAATAGCCTTTATCAATTACATTCTTTTGAATAAATTCCATGTCTTTTTTATTAATATTATCGCCGTACTTCTTCAGCAACTCATCCATAGTAAATTTGCCTAGATCATCTAGTTTTTGAAATGCAACTTTTAATGCATCTACATCACGAATCTTAAAATCTTCGCCTTGCATAAAATTACTAATCGCAAAGCCTTTACCCGAGCCAGCACCACCGGCTAAGAATACTATTTGTCCGTACTTTGCGCCATTATTATAGAGAATAAGTTTTTCTTCAAGCGATACTTGCGCTTCGTATTCTCTTTTATTAAGATATTCTGAAAATGTTAGTTTCATTTTTTAACTCGTTTGTTCGATGCGTCTGTCAAGATTAATCTTGAGTGAGCCGCGGCTTAGTTCTATTTTCTTGATGTAAGTGTCTTTAGTGAACATATGACGCACCGCCGTTACTAGATATTTGCCTGAATAAAATTCGTCTTCAGCAACATAACTTTGTTCTAAGTTTTGTGCCTTTGCTACCTTACTTGGTAGTGCCAATTCTACGGCATAGCCTACGCTAATGCGATTATCTGCGCCTGGTATATCTGCAAGCACTCTTAACCCACTATTTAGAAGACCGCCATAAGTGTCATATTTGATCCAATTCGCCTTATCTAATACTATATCATTTTTCGGTTTAATAATCAATCTTTCGCCAGGATATTCTGGGTAACTATCATCGTATTTTAAAAATTCGTTATTGTTCTCCAAGATACGATTTGCATAAAAATCCGTGTCAAGTGCCATGTCTTTGTAACTGATTTTTGAATCGGTATAATTGCGACTGTATGGATCAATTTGACGAATGTTTGAATTGTAGAAACCAGTCTGCATTCTTTCCAAATGTTGGAAATTGTTTTCAATTAAAAAACTTTTCAATTGAATAAATGTGCTTGTTTCTCGGTTTATGTAATCTTGAGTTGGTTGGTAAACAAGTTTTTGCAATTTTTCTGTATTGTTCCAAAACTCTTTAAGTGAGCCTAGTGAAATGAATACATGTTTAAAATCTGCGGCATTTCTTCCATGAAGTTTTTCATAGAATACAAAATAGTCGCCTAATGCACATGATCTTCTTGCAAGTTGCGATAGTGCTTCAAGTGGAGTGTATCCAGGAGAAACAAACGGATTCTGAAGTTTAATATCAGGATCAATTGTATTAATATTCAGATTTGAAACTGCGTTCACATCAGAATAAATTTTAGAAAATACGCTTTTTAATCCTCTATCAGCACCAAAACTTTTATACAGTCTTTTTTTCTGTGATGCAATTGAAGCCTTTGATGTAAAATGCAAATCATATGTCATAGCATTTTCATTATCGTAACGAATCTTACCTACTTCATAAACAATCAAATCATCACGCGAAATTAAAATTTCATTTGAACCGCCTGGTTTAAGTACTTGCAATGTAATTGTTTCGCCGCCAGTAAAAAGAAACTTTTCAATACCACCAACATAATCGTAAATAGATACTTTGCCAGTAATTGACGGACTAAAAATGTCTTCATATATCTCAAGTTTACTGAAAGAGTTACCTAAAGAAATAGTTCTGCCGTTTTTAATTTTAATAAAAAATATGGCTAACTTATATGTATCTTTAATGTGATCGGGCGTAGTTAATTCTGACTCTATCTGAAAGCCAAATTGATCGCGAGGTACATTAAGTTTAGGAAATGTGTATGCCATTATAGATTGTCAAATAATTCTTGTAAACCAGTTTCAAATTTTAGTGCAATTTGAATATCAAATATATCGATTTTTGCTTTCTCATCATTCAAGTCTACTTCGTATTCAAGGAATGACTTGGAATATTTTTTTGGATCATTTGTTAGCGTATTCCAATATGCTTCCGCCACTTGATCACCGTCACCAGTGTACCAATAACCTGTTACATTCGATGCGGAAATGCTTCCATATTTCTTTTCAATATAGTTATTGAGTGCTACAGAATTTTGAGGCCAGTCATCGTAGATGCTTTCAATGTCATTCAATAACATAATCAGATAATCGTATTTTGGTGTACCATATAGGCGTTGTGAAAGTGCTTCTGGTCTTTCGCCGTCTCGAATAATGAATTGGCGAATCGAGGGAGAAGTTTTGAATTTCTTAACATAGTCTGTAATTTGTGCAGACACATTTAGATCAACAACTTTTTGATAATCAAAGTCGTTAATAAGATAAAGTGTTTTAGGAAAAAATTGAAACATTTTATACCATTGAGAAATTGTTGTTCTTTGCTTCGGACAGACCATCGCCAAGTGTTCTTGGAATAATTTCTGTCAACTGAATTGTCAACTGCGCCTCTGTTACATTACCATCTTCAAAGAATGTAAGTTTTTGACCACCATAGTCAACTGCAACAGAATCGATCACGCAAGCCTTACTTCTAAAAATTTTAATATCTTGCTCTACAGTTTTGAAAACCACATCAAACTGAGTTAGGTGCGGATAGCCATATGTGAATGTACTGCCTTCGCCAATACCAGTTTCAATAGGTGGTCTTGTTCCACTTAATCCAGTGTATGTAAAATTACCACTTACATCGGGAACTGATGGTGATGATGCAACTCTAAAAGTATGAATAATTTTTTTGATATGTTCTGCTTCTTGCTTTGATCGTGGACGCATCATTACAGGAATTTGATACTTTCTGTGCTGAGGACCTTTGTACAATAACTGAGAGAACGGATTAACTGCTTGTCTTTGAGTAAATTCAAATTGTGCAATGTTGTTCATACCACCAGATGCAAGAAAGCCTTCAACATTTCTCAACGCTCTTGCAATACCGGTTTGAAACGCTTCAGCCGCACTCAATCCATACTTTGCAATTAGACTGCTATCAAATGACTCTTCTTGTTTTGCACGACCAAGTGCTAGATCGTTTTCGTTTTTAAGCAATTGATTGCCAGCACCAAAGACATTATCTGTTCTTGCGTACTCTGAGAATGCAGAAATGTTAAATTGATTTGGCATTCGCAGATAGATAGTAGGTGCCCTTTGTTGATTGAAAATATTTCCAAAGGCATCAAGAAATTTAAATTGTAAAAATGGCACATTAAAATCATCATTCTGAATAGGATATTGCCACACTCCAGTTCCTTGAACTAGATTAGCCGCAGTATAGCGGTCATGTCCGCTTACCGCAGAAGACGCTTCCTGTATTCCAGAACCAGCCTCAGGATACAGAGCCGTCTGATTATCTGCGGTTGGTGTGAAAGATGTTCTTGCCATATAAATCCCTATAGGTTAACTCTCTTATTTATAATCTGAAAATGGCATACAAAGGTAGATTCAAACCGAAAAACCCACAAAAATACAAGGGTGATCCAACAAATATCATTTATCGGAGTCTACTCGAACGCAGATTCATGGTCTATTGTGATACAAATTCGTCAATTCTGGAGTGGAATTCGGAAGAGATAGTTGTACCTTACAAGTCTCCAATCGATAATCGTTGGCATCGTTACTTTGTCGATTTCTGGATACGCTATAAAGATAAAAACGGCACTATTCGTGCATCATTGATTGAGGTAAAACCACACAAACAAACACTAGAACCGGCAAAACTTGTCGGTAAACCTACGCGCAGGTATCTGAATGAAGTGATGACATGGGGCGTCAATCAAGCCAAATGGAAAGCGGCAACTGAGTATTGTTTAGACAGAAATTGGGATTTTAAGTTACTTACTGAGAAGCAATTGACATAAATATATGTATCGCAAATCAGTAGGATTTTATGCTTCTATTTAAAGAACTCATCTATCGCGGCGTTTCAGCAGGTATGACACCTGCAAGAACCAAAGTCGCAAGAGAATGGTACAGAGATGCCGCGCAACAAGCGGAAGGCATTGCCTCGCTTACGCCATCCAAAGTTATTCGTTCGTTTGAGCCAAAACGCAAAGTCGTAGACATGAAGCCTGGATATATGTACTTGTTTAAGTATGACCCAAAGGGCAAACTTGACCTACCATATTATGATACATTTCCATTAATTTTTCCTATTGAGACTTATAACGATGGCTTTTTGGGAATCAACTTCCATTATCTACCATACATGCTTCGCGCAAAGTTAATGGACGCATTGTACACTATTACAACTGATAAGAAGTACAATGATAAAACAAAGATTCTAGCAACCTATCGTATTCTGCAAAGTGCATCTAAATATAGTGCATTCAAACCAACTGTAAAACGATACTTGTACAATCATGTTCGTTCGCAATTCTTGGAAATTAAAGCGCCGGAATGGGACATTGCGCTATTTCTACCACTTGAAAGATTTAAAAAATCAGATAAAGCAAGCATTTGGGCAGACAGTAGAGCAATGATTTAAGGACAAACAAATATGTTTAGTATCAGTCAATTTAGAGCAAACTTCAAACCCGTAAGACCTAATATGTTTTACGCGGAGGTTGATTTGCCTCCAGAGTTAAGAAGTGCATTCTTGACTAAAACAAGAACAGGACTCACTAATGCAAATCGTCCTGGACAAACTTTCAATGTTGCAGGTAGCGTAAATATTTCAGGACCAAACTGGTGGAATTCGTTTGATGGTAAAGACATTAATAGTACTTTTCGTTTTCGCTGTGAAGCGACAGAATTGCCAGGAAGAACTGTATCTACCGCAGATGATCAAGCATACGGACCAACGACAAAATATGCATATGAAACTTCGTACCAAGATGTAAACATGCAGATTATTTGCTCTGAGGATTTTAGAGAAAGAGCAATGTTTGAAGTTTGGGTCGAAAACATTATTAATCAGACAGACCTTCAAAACGGAAATGCAAGCCGTGCTGGTCTTTCAAAATACTATAATCAATATGCATCTGGACAAGTGCGTATACATCAAGTAAGTGGAGACAGAAAACAACTTGCTAGATATACTTTGTTCAACGCATATCCAATCCAGTTAAGTCCAATGAACTTAACTTGGGAAGAGCAGAACACATATCAACGATTTTCAGTAACAATGACTTATCGTTTTCATACTGTGGACTTTACGCAAGGGTATATTCAATTACCTGGAGATACGCCAGTTTTTAACACACAACAAACTGCTGGCACTCTAACTGCGTAATTATTTTTTTATACTAAAGGAGAAACATCATGGCTTTACCAAAAATCAAATCACCGATTTATGAGTTGACATTACATTCAACTAAAAAAAGTTACAAATATAGACCGTTCTTAGTTAAAGAACAGAAGATTCTTTTAATGGCTCTTGAATCCCAAGACCCTAAAGAGATGCTTCGTGCAATTAAACAGATCATTACCAATTGCTCTGTAGACGAAATTGATGTAGATAAACTTCCAATGTTTGATTTGGAATATTTCTTCTTGCGTCTTCGTGGCAAATCAATTGGTGAAGAGATTGAACTTAAACTCACTCACCCAACAGGTTTAAACTCTAAGGGCGAAATGTGTGAGTACAATACTCCATACAAGTTAAACATTATGGATGTTGAAGTAGAAGTAAATGAGAATCACACTAGCAAGATTTTGTTAGATGAAGAGTCTGGCGTTGGTGTTGTACTCAAATATCCAACCATGTCTATGGCAGATAAATTGCAAGCCAATGACAAACAAAATCAATTTGATGTAATTCAAGGTGTTGTGGTTGAGAGTATCGATTACATTTTTGATAATGAGAACACTTACCCGGCTAGCGAATCTACAAAGAGCGAATTGATAGAATTTATCAACGGGCTTTCACAAGAACAGTTTGCAAAAATAACTGAATTCTTTAACACAATGCCTAAGTTGAAGAAGGTAATTACTTGGACATGCGCTACATGCGGATGTGAAGATAAAGTAGAATTAGAGGGTATGACAAGTTTTTTCGGATAACAATGTCCAATGAAAATCTTCTGAATTATTACAAGACAAACTTTGCTATGGTACAACACCATAAATATAGTTTAACTGAACTTGAGGAGATGATGCCTTTTGAGCGTGACATTTATATAACCCTGTTGGCTGAATTTATAAAAGAAGAAAATCAAAGACAAAGAGAACAACAAGCGCAAATAAAGTCAAGAAGAAAATAAATGGCAGCAAATTTAGTAGGCGACCTAGGTAAAACGATTGCAGGTTCAATCAGTCAATCCCTTTCAGGCTTCGGAGCAGGCTTGAAAGGGGCTGCCATTGCGGGCAACCCCGCGGCATTTGCGCCTGTATTCGCAAGTCTTGCTAAAATGATGAAGGCTGATCAAACTCAGCGCCAGCGTGACAGGGCATTCGATGAAGAAAAATCTTTAGAGCAGAAAAAACTGTTCACCGATATTCTTGGTGAACAAAAGAAAACTAATTCAATTTTATCCGACATTCTAAAGGCTATTTTAGGACAAGGTAAAGATGAACAAAACAGTTTTCTTAATTTCTTAAAGAATCTTGCACTCGCCATCGCTGGCGCGTTTGCAAAAGGCTTTGAAAAATTATTAAAATTATTCAGAGGTTTTCTTGATGCTCTGAATACAAAGTTAGATGACATTCTCGCAAGGTTTAGAGGTATATTAAGATTCCTTGAAGACGGGCTTGCTCGTTTAGGAAAAATAGTAAACTTTATTACAGATGTGCTTCGTGGTCTAGGTAATGGGCTTCTACGATTTTTAGACTTTTTAAAGAATCTCAGAGTAAAGTTTCCTTCGTTAGATAATCTATTCAAGTTCTTTGAAGACTTGCCAAGACGCTTTGGTGATTTTTTCAGAAACCTTTTTGAAAGATTTAAAAAACTTCCTTTTGTTGATGACATAATAAAGTTTCTTTCGGACTTGCCAAGACGCTTTGGTGATTTTTTCAGAAACCTTTTTGAAAGATTTAAAAAACTTCCTTTTGTTGATGACATAATAAAGTTTCTTTCGGACTTGTCAAGTCGAATCAGAAATGTATTTAATGGTGTTCTTGATACATTCAAGAATGCGTTTGATGACTTTAAAACAAAATTTAAAATTCCTAGTTTTGATGACATTATTAAAGCGTTTGATGACTTTAAAGTCAGAATCAGACTACCAAACTTTGAAGATGTAATTCGCGCAATTGAAAAAACATTTGATGCGCTACCTGCAAGTTTTGGTCGTTTAAGAAATACCACATTAATTAATGTAGCAATTCTTGCAGACTTGCTTGATGAAGTAAAAGCAAACCTTGGCGCAAAATTTGACACATTCAAAACAACATTTACCGATGCGTTTGGTAAAGTAGGAAGTTACTTTGATGACTTGGCTATCAAATTTGATAGTCTTAGAACTAATGCACTCGAATCATTCAACCGAGTTACTAAGGCGTTTTCTGATGGGCGTTTAGCATTAAGTCTAGATGACTTAGGCAAAATCATGCCTGAGATTCTTGGCGGCACCGGTGGCTTTCTTGAATCTATATCAGCAAAACTAGGATACTTCTATCAGACATATGTTGTAGAGACAGTCCAAAAAGGACTGAAGGCAATGGATAGTGCCATTGATGCAATCAAGAATTCTGAAATAGTCAAAGTTCTTGGTGACATTGGTAAAAAATTATTGAAGTTTTTAATTCCGCTTGATATTATTCTATCTGTATTTGATGGTTTACTTGTTGCATTTGATGAAGAAAAGATTGCCTCAATTATTGATAAGAATGCAATTGAAGTTACCTTTATGGATCGTGTTGCTGGTTTCTTAGGCGGCGGGCTTTCTTCATTCTTCCTAGGCTTTGTTGACATTGCATCTCAAGTACTCAACTATGCAATTAGTAACATTTTTGGTAGCGGTGCAACATGGGCAGAAAGTTATAACACTGGTCTGCAAGAAGTAGGCACAGTTTATCTAACTCGTCTAGTTACTAACATATTTGATTTTGTAAAAGAAACATTTAGATTAATTGGTGCTTTGTTCACCTTTGATGGTGAAGGTATTAAGAATGCGTTTAATGAACTTTGGCTAATCTTTGACGATTTTGTTGTCAACATTGCCAACTTTGGTATGGAGATACTTGATCGCATTGGGCTTCGTAAACTATTCATTCGCATGGGTAATGTGATTGGGTCATGGTGGAATGATCTATCAAACTCAATTGGTGAAGGCTGGTTCAACGCTAAGAAGTACATATTCGGTGTGGTAGGTAACGCGGTTGACGCAAGTGTAAACTTTATTGGTCCTGCTATTACAAGTATGTTCAATGCAATCTCAAGAGGCGTCAACGCAGTCACTTCTTGGGTTATTGATAAAATTTCAAGTTTTATTAATGTCATTCCTGGTCTAGGAGATGTAGCAAAGAAAGTAGCAGAGTTTGGTAAGAGCATTCAGATTCAAGAAACAAAGTATGAACCATATCAAAGCGGAATGACAAAAGAAGCCGCTAGAATGGCTAAAGAAGGTTTTACAAAATCAATTTTCACTCCAACAGATGAAAATTATGTAAGAGACCGCGATGCAATTGTTTCAGATAAACAAAGAAGAGATAGAGATAGTGCGGCTGAAAGAAAAAGAGAGACTAGAGGATTAACTAGTCCCGCACCTGCGCCTGTAGCGCCTGCGCCAGCGGCACCAGCAACATTGCCTAGCCAGTCTCCTACTTACACACCAAATAATGTTTCAAATAATGAGCCTATATCTGTACGCAATAACAATCCAGGTAACCTAAGATACTATTCACGCTACGCAGGTCCTGGCGGCGTATTAGAGGGTGCAATTCCTGGTCCGGAAGGATCGTTCGCACAATTCCCAACACCAGAGATGGGCATGTTGGCGATGCAAAAGCAACTTCAACTGGATACACAATCCAGAGGAATGACGCTTGATCAATTCATTAGTAAATATGCGCCGCCTGGTGATAATAACGATACTGGCGCGTATGTTGCAAACATGTCTCGTTCATTGGGTATTGGACCTAATGACAGAATCCCGCCACATTTAATTCCTCAATTGCAAGCGGCGATGATTCGCCAAGAGGGCGGACCAGCCGCATCTAATTATTACTCTGGAGTACAACCTGGAGCCGGTGGATCATCATTCGGATTTGGACCACCTTCATTAATGACTGTAGGTATGCCAGGTCAGTATGGCGGTGGCACACGCGGTGGTTTCTATGATACTGGTCCTATCATGCAAGCCGCTGGCGGCACATTCGGTCAAGGTAATTTTGGTGGCGGATTTAACGGAACAATTAGTGGACCAGAACAAACTTATATTCGCAATCGCACATTGCTCGAACAAGGTGTAATTGACGGCATTGAATCTAGAAGAGCAACAACAACCGCGTATACTGGACAAGATGCCGATAGTAGATTAATTAATCTGAATGCCGCATCAAATGAGATGGAGTCTCAGAATCTTGTTTATCAACAACAGATTGCAACAGGTATTCAAAAATTAAACAATCAATATGATCAACAGCGTAAGAGCCTTGAGATGCAATTCTTGGGGCAAATTCAAAGTGATGTTAGTCGTAGCCTTTATAAAGCAATGGGTGGACCGCAAGGTTTTGGTGTCATGGGACAACAAAATAGTGCGTTTGGTGCAATCGATCAATTGTATCAAAACTCATTCCAAAACTTTGCCACAAAGATTCTTGGCAAAGACATGGGTCCTGTTTACGGCAATATCTTCTCGAAGTTAGCCGCAAGTTACACCGATCAGTTTGTCAATCAAGTTCTTGGACCTATGTTTGGTCCAAATGCCGCACAAGGTTTCAATCGTGCTATTAATAACTACGCACAAGGTGCATCAGTTAGAAAACAGTACGATGTACTCAAAGCGGATTACGATAAGACAAAAGTAGAGTTTGATAAACTGTCTTCACAAGTAACTCTTGTGGATCGCTTGAATGCGATGAATCCTATTACAGGAAGACCAACTCAAGATAAGATCAATCTAATTAAACAAGTTGATCAGTTAGAACAACTTCTTGGTCAGAAAGGCGCACAAGTAGCGCAAGCAAAAGCCGCAGTTAGCCAGAATAAGAAAATGGTGACTGAAGACTTAATCTATGCTATGACAGGCATTCCAACAGGTATGCGAAGCCTCTTTGGATATGAACAAGGCATTCAAAACTTCAGTCAGCAAATGGCTCTCATGATTGGTCAGCCATTCAGCCCACTATTCGGTGGCGCTGGTGGTTACGAAGAATATCAGCGTAATGTAGAACGCCAGATGAAACTAGGTGTAGATGCTCAAGGCCGCTACATGGAACAAGGCGCATTACAGATACGCGATGGTATGGTAATGGCTGGCGATTATCACAATCAAGGCATGAGTCAAGTCTTAGGCAATCATCTACAAGGCATGGCTAACATTACTCAATACTCAGTACAATCTCAAGCACAAATCGCACAGATGCAGGCTCGTTCTGCACAGATGAATATGATGGGCAGTATGGCAGGCGGAGGTGGCGGAGGCTTCCTTGGAACTCTAGGAAGTATTTGGGAAGGCGTGAAGAGCGTTGGTTCCGCAGTTATGGATGTATTCTCAGGCACTAAATCAATTGGTGATGCAATCTCAGGAATCTTTAAGCCTTCTGCGCCTAGTGCTGTTGGTGCAGGAGGAACTATACCAGGTGTAACTGGTCAAGGCACACCTGCGGGCGGCGGATTTTCAATGGGCAATGCTCTTGTTGATTTTGGTACAATGTATGCCGCACAAAAACTTGGACTAGGCTTTGGACCAGCAACAGTCGCTTTAAATGCGTTTGGTAAAAACATTATAGCAGGCAAAGGCCTCGAAGGTGGCATGGACATCCTTAAAGGTGGTTCTGGAGGCATTGGCTTTGGGGGAACTTTATTCAACCTATATGCATTGAAAAATGCAAATATCAGAACACCTGGCGGTTTGCTAAACACCTTACTTGCTGGATATCAAATCTATAATGCACTCGCAACAGGAAGTTTGCTTGCAAGTGCAGGTGGAATGATTCAGAGTTTGGGTAGCACACTCGGATCACAAACTATTGCAAACTTTGGTTCAGGAATGTCTTCAGGCATGACCTCCGCACAATTAGCCGCCGCATATGGTGAGGCTGGTATGGCTGTTCCTACCGGAATGAGTTCTGGTGCAATAGCCGGAACTGCACTAGAAGGCCTTGCAGGAGGTATGGCTGGTTCATTTATTGGTAGTGCAATTGCTGGAGACAAACAACTTATTCAAGGCGTAGGTTCTTCAACTATTGGCGCAATGATAGGTAACTTTATTCTTCCTGGTATCGGCGGTTTTGTTGGTGGTATACTTGGTGGTGTTGTTGACTCACTTTTTGGTATGGGTCCTAAGAAAACTCAGTCTGCTGGTATCACAGGAACACTTGCTGAAGGTAGCGGAACAGACATTCGTGAATACGAAAACTGGAGACAAGAAGGCGGTAAGTTTAGAGGTGATCGTAGCGGTCGAAATGAAAAGGCAGCCGATCCAGAACTTGTTAAGTACATGCAAGGTGCTGTCAATCAAGTATTTACTGGTGTTCGTGAAGGCGCAAACATTCTAGGTATTGATCCTGAAGCGATTACTGGTTTTACAAAAGCAATTGAAATAAACTTGATGGGGCTTTCACAAGCAGATCAAGCAAAGAGACTGCAAGAAAGCATTCTTGGCTTCAGCGATGAGATGATTAAAACTGCATATGCAGACATTGTAAATTATCAAATCAAAGTTGGCGATGCGTTAGAAAGTATAACTACCACTTTCAGTAGACTTGTAGAATCTACAGTCTTCATGAATAATGCGTTTGAGATGTTGAAATACACCGCAGACGATCTTGCTAAAACAGTTGAAGGTAAAACTGGTCTTGCACTTGCCGACTTGAAATATGACATTATGACAATATTCGGAGGTAAAGACCTTCAAGAACAGCAAGACAATTTCAATAAGTTTGTTGGCGATTATTACAAACTCTTCTATACGCAACAAGAACAACTGACATACAGTTTGAATCAAAAGAAAAAACAATTTGAGGCCATTGAAACCGAAATTAAGACTAAACTTAATATTCCTGGTCTTGAAAACTTTGACATTCCAGAATTCAAAGGTACTGTTGAAGAAAGTAGAATTGCATATCGCGACTTTGTGGATAACTTTGTTAAGTCTACTGGATTGGCAACAGACGAATCAAGAGCAATTTATGCCAAATTGATTCAAGCGGGTCCAATGTTCTATGAGGGCGCACAACAATTCGTTGAATTAAGTAAGGTTCAGAATAAAAAGAAAACTAGAGAAGAGTTGATGGCAGAAGGCGCCGCACTCACAGGTTCGTTGGCGGCCGCGGCCGGATCTATTGGTGCTGGTGCATTTGCTGGTGATTTTAGTAATACACTAAACACAGCCGCAGGAAGTCTTGAGTACATCTCCGGTACACTTTCTTCCGTACCTGTTGGAGGTGTAATTCCTACAGCCACATTAGGTGCTGGCTCTCAACAATTCTTGAATGAACAAGGTCAACTAATTAATGGTTCAATGGGAACTGGTGCAGGAACAAATGTAAACACCGTTGTAGATAATTCAGTACGACAAGTTTCATCACCAATTACAACATTCGTCATGCAAGATGATAAAGTAAGAGACTTCCATCCAATTCTACGCAATACTGAACGCACTTCATTAAGAGCATACACACTTGCAATGAGATAAAAAAAGCCCCTCTTTCGAGGGGCTAAAACTGCACCGTGGAGAAAAATAATGAATCAGTCTTCAGCCAACTTTTCGAAATAACTCAGATCACCATCTTCGTCATCCCAAGGTGGGCTATCTTCTACAGTTTTTGCCTTCTTAACTTCAGCAGGCTTCTCAGCCTTCTTGGTTACAGGCGCAGAAGGTTTTTCAGTAACTACATCATCTTCTAGATTCAAAACTTTGTTAAGTTTTGTCTTCAATTCGTCATAAGATTTGAAGTTGCCCTCAGTAATGAATTCAGAAAGTTTGTGTTGTGCTTTCCAAATTCTTTCAAGTTCTTCATCATCTTCAGAGAGAGCCGCAGGTGATTCAAACTCAGACTTATCATAATTTTGATAGCCTTCTACTTTGCGAATCTTCAACTTGAAGTTAGCACCTTCCCATAGATCAAATGGATTCACAGGTGTTTCATCTTCAAATTCAGGATTCATCAAATCGTTCAACTTATCGAAAATCTTCTTGCCGAACTTGAACAAGAAAACCTTACCTTCATTGTCAGAATTAGATGGGTCCTTGACAACATACACATTAGCAATGTATTGAAGTTTGCGCTTTTGCTTACGCGCAGTTTCTTTGTCTGCTTCAATACCAGAGTTCCACAACATGGTATTGTATTCAGACACAGGGTCTTTCTTGTTAAGGGTAGTTAGGGAGTTCTCAATGTACCATTGACCAGTAGGTCCTTGAAATGAGTGGGAGAACAATTGAACCCAAGGCATGTCTTCACCTTCGGCCGCAGGTAGAAAGCGAATGATTGCCATTCCATTACCTGCTTTATCGACAACTGGTTTCCAGAAACGGGTGTCCTCGTAGGACTTCTTTTCACCGGACTTGTCGTTTAGTTTGCTGACTTGCTCTGTCAACTTCTCCAAATCTTTTGCGCGAGATTTACGGAGTTCTGCGAATGTATTTGCCATCGTATTTCCTTTGTATTAAAATGTATTGATTGTATTATTTGCTTGTCCACTTATATCATGCTCAACTACAGTAGTATATAGTTGTTCAAGATTCTTTTTTGGCTGGAGAAGAACACAAATTTGGGACTTCTGCCTCACCTTTACCCCTGCGTTACCGCCTGCTTTAATATCCTTTTCATGTTCGAAAGGTCGTACTTTAAGAAGGGCTGGTACTTTTTGCATAATTTACTTACCTCTTTGTAGATTGGGTCATCAATTCTTTGATCAGTCTTGTGCATAAACTTCAATATAGAATCAAGAATAGAAAGTGTTTCAATACTAATTTCTTTTCTTAGATACATACGAATAATTTTTGGATGGTCTCCGTCTATGCTTTCAAATAACTGATTAAATTCATCGGGTGTAAGGTCTTCAAGAAAAGCAATCTCATTTTTAAAACTATAAGATAACGATTCTTGTTTTCTCTTCCAATCTTTGTATCGCTCTTCTGCTTGATCTGAGAGTAGTTCACCTACCCATGTCTTTGTGTCAAACAAAAAGTTAGATACCAAAAAGTCTTCTAGGTATGCATCCTTTCGATTACCTAGTTTTGCAAAAAATATTTTGTCACGCCTATTAAGGAAAGCGTCATGGCTTACCTTGATCTTCTTATTGTACTTGAAATAATCGTAATTGTCAAGCACGAAATGATTCTTCAACGCGGTATAAATCTTGTATGCGTCAAATGCTTCCATTCTCATATCGGTAGTTTTGCAGTTTTGGGTGTAATCATTTTACCTTTGATGGCTTCACTCTCCATCACATTCTTCATCTTACTTGAGATGAGTGAAGCCGCGGTTTCTACTTCCAAATTGTTCTGTTCACAATATAATAGAACAGCATCAATCATAGTGATAGGCGATTTGGACTTCATAAGTTCTTTGATTTTATTCTCAAATTCTTTTGGAGTCAAGATGTTTAATTTACCATTCATTTTTTAATTTGGACAGGAATTTTAGGGGCACCAGGTGCGTCAACTGTTCCGTGCGTAATTGAATACGCAAGACAAACTCTGTCACTTGCATCGGCATATGAACAGCGTACAGCAATAGGATCAATTCCTTTTTCAATTGCGCGTTCAATGTTTTTTGACATAAATTCTTTCTCTGCGAAAAACATAAAGAATAATGTCGCACATGCTGTGGCTACCATAACGCATAGCGCAATGTATAGCCCATTGTTTGAAGTATTAGATTCTTTCATTCGGCTTCCTTTTGTAGTTGTAGAAGATGTGTCTACCGATGGTAACTTCTTTTTTAGCAAAAGTCCAATTCGGGTTAACATAGTCTGCATGATAGAATAACGCACCGTTTGTCGGGTCCTTTAGAATGTCATGGTTGGTATAAAAATCAATTGCTAATCTTAATGCTTCATTATACACTGGATTATAGTCTTTTGTCAATAGATTATTGGTTGAAATGAAATGAGGCTTATCTTCACACCACCATGAAAATTGGCATACCCCGTTGATCTTTTGTTTCACCACACCGCAAATGGTATCGGCAAAACCTTTCTCAACTCTGTTTTGAGTAACAAACGCAACCGCATATTTGCCCTCTGTTGGTTCATGCCCTGCTTCAAAATAGATATTTTCCGCTAGACAATAAATCTCTCTTTTCGCCTCTTTGGTGAACTGAGAAATTTTCAGGTCCAAACTAGGCGTTGTTGTTTGACTTATTTTATAGTAATGATGAGTTGTCATTATTGTCAAACATATGAGAAACAATACTTGGACCTTATAGGCTAAGGCTTTCATATCTCCTCCTTCTGTTTTAATTTAACACAACTATATGAGAAACAAATCCGGTCGTTTAAAATAGCAAAAGAATTGCCCTATAGGATTTTTATTACTTTCTAGAAATGAAGTTTTCTTCATGCTCTCATTTAAAGCATTGGCTAAGTTTTCATTTCCAACATAAAATTTTGATGCTGATATGACTTTAGCCAAATCAAGAATCGTAGGTGTGGGATAATATTCTATCCCAGTACGATATACTTCTTCAAATTTCTCATACTCGTTTAAAGAACCTACGAATATTCCGTGCTTCGAAATATTGCGTTCTTTTAGTTTCAGATAAAAAGGATTTACCTGATTATTACCTGCTTGGTACCTTTCGGTCCGTGAGATAACTATTTTATTTAGCACTCGCGCATCTTTTTCTACCGTAATCCAAGTTTGATCTAGTTCTTCCTCATGATTACCCCTAATACCTAACGCTAAAAATACGCTTTCTGCGATGGTAATCTCAGGTACGGCAAAAATATATCTGCGAAACAAGTCTAAATTGTGCGTAATTTCTTCTCCATTGTAGATTTTTACATCATGAATGTACTCCTGAGTCTTCAATAATGTTATTATACTCTCTGCGCCTTCTTTTGTCAAGAGTACTTCATTAGGACCAGGATCAATTTGATCAGTTCTAAGATATAGAATGCCGCCACCTAGATGTTTGACGGCAGGTAATGACCAAATAATGTCGCCTAACTTACCAGAATGAAGAAAGGTGTTTACCATATGAAATGTTTTTTCGAATGTTCAATAATTTTTTTCAATTCATCATCAAAGACTGCTTTTGGTTGCCAACCAAGTGCTTTGAGTTTCGTATCGTCCAGTGCATAACGCACATCATGTCCAGGTCGCATAAAGTATGTGAGATACTTTTCATAATCAAAGTCTGAATTCATCCAACGAATAATTTTTTTAATCACATCAATGTTCTGACACTCATAATTTCCGTTGATATTATAAATTTCGTCTTTAACTCCAGCCCTAATGATTGTCAAAACTGCTTCGGCTGTGTCTGATGCATGTAGCCATGTTCGATATGGCATACCACGATCATGCACATCGATTTTTTTACCTAGCATCAAATGCTTGCAACTCTTCGGTATGAGTTTTTCTGCGTATTGACCAATGCCATAGTTGTTTGTTGGGCGCACAATGACATAAGGTACTTTGAATGTTCGCGCCCACGCGAGGATCAACATATCTGCGGCAGCCTTAGATGCAGAATATGGATTGCTAGGTTTAAGTAAATCGGTCTCAATGTGTGCGCCTTCTTCAATGTCACCATATACTTCATCGGTACTGAAGTGCAATAGCGTTGGCATGTTATACAAACTCTTTTGTTGAATCAGTTGTAACAGTTTGTGAACGCCATTGATATTAGAACGCAAGAAAACTTCCGATGACATGATGCTATTATCAACATGAGATTCTGCGGCGCAGTTGATTACATAGTCACAGTCCGTTAGTCTTTCCAAATCGTTAATGTCTGAATGAACAAATCTAAATTTGTTTGGTACGATTTTGAAAAGTTCATCTACCAATTTTTCATTTGCCGCATAGGTAATCTTATCAACACCAATGACATAGTAACCTTCTTGAAGGCAACGCTTTGCGACATAGTATCCAATGAATCCTAAGCAACCTGTTACATACACGACTTTTGTTGTTTTCATATTTTAAACTCTGTATCTATTGAATTATTTCCTTTTTTGTTCATGACAAAATCATAAACTACTTCTGCTACTTCTTCGGTTTCGTGATATTGTAGATTCTCATCAATTCTCTTCATCGTCATTCTTGTTTTCGTTCTCTGAGGATTGATTAAATCAATGTTCACATTCGTATCTTTAAAATACTTTGATGCACCCTGCCAAAGACTATACATTGCCATTTTGCTTGCGGCATAGACAATGTACTTATCTTTACCTTCGCTATAGCATATTGAACCTATCATACAAATCTTTACAGGTTTCTCTGACGGGTTCAACATATAGTGTCTTACGATTGCCCAATTACTTCCAAAATTTACATCCATTATATTGTAATGGGTATCGTAGTTGTCACCAAACCAGCCTACAGAATTAATCACTATATCTGGTTGTTCTTTCGTTAAAAGATTCGATACTTTATTATAGCAATCTTTATCCAAAAAGTCAACTTCTTTGCGCGATGGTGTTATAACAACATTACCTTCGAATGCCTTTTGAATTTCTTTGCCTATATCTCCACTTGCACCGAATAGAACAACTTTTTTCATACCTTGCTTTTTATAAAGTTATCTACCACATCACCGATATATTGAATCTGCTGTGGCGTAATCACTGGACTAGTTCCGTGAAAGTATGTATGCGTCATTGCATATGTTGCGACCGGGAAATAATCTCTAGCGTCTGCGGGATTCATAAGATGACTATACGCAGGCTGAAGCATGATGTTGCCAGCGAAGTATGGGCGTGTTTGAATCAAATTGTCTTCAAGATAGTCAACAATTTCACTTCGCGTAAATGGCGCATTTTTACGAATCGTTAGAGGAAAAGCAAACCATGATGGGTCTGACTTATGTGTTGCTCTTGGTAGACTAAAAAATTCTTCGTACTTGGCGTAAATGTCAAAAAGCATTTTATAGTTGCGTCTACGCAATTCATGAATCTGTTCTAGTTTATCTAATTGAATCATTCCTATTGAACCTTGCAGTTCAATAGGCTTTAGATTGTATCCAATTTCATCATAGACATACTTGTGATCAAAAATTTCTCCTGGTAGTTCAGGTATCCATTCTTTGAATCGTTCTTTACAAGTACCGCACTTGAGTTTGTTTGCTTTCGGTCCTACGCAATAGCAACCGCGTCCCCATTCTCTGAATGAACGGAGAATAACTTCTTGTTCGTTAGTGTTACATGCGACAAAGCCACCCTCACCCATTGTCATGTGATGTGCGGGATAGAATGAACATGATGCCATTTCACCAAATGAACCAAGAGGCTTACCATCGTATGTTGATCCGAGTGCGTCACAGCAATCTTCTAATAGAATAAGATTGTAGTGCTTCACAATGTCCATGAGACAATCCATGTTTGGAGGATTGCCTAGTACATGCGCGAATGTAATTACGCGAATGTCTGGATCAGAATCTAGAATATCAACAACCTGATCTAAGTCTAGATTCAATGTATCAATTTCAATGTCAACAAAGACTGGTTCGAACCCTACTTGTAGTGTTGGATTGAGTGTCGTAGGAAATCCTGCGATAGGAACTAGTACCTTTGTGCCTTTAGGTAGATTGTGTCCGCGCTTTGATGTAAGCGAAGCCATCATTAAAAGATTAGAACTAGAACCAGAGTTTGTTAGAATGCCGCACTCTTTACCAAACTCGCGCGGAAACTTTCTTTCGAATCTTGCACAATCATCACCCATAACAAGCCAACCATCTAGTAGTGTGCGAACTGCTACGATAATTTCATGCTCATCAAAGAATGGACCTGCATAGTTTACAAAGTCTTTTCCTGGAGTCCAAGTCTTCTGTTCTTTCTGTTGCCAGATATAGTGTGCAATATCTGTCAGAATTTTTTCTTTATCAATCATAAATTACGCTTTGTGAATATCGTTCAAAATGCTGGAGTCTTCGCTCCAAAGTTTGTCCAGGCCAGTGAATTAGAAAATCTCCATGTTGCCAATTACCATCTGTTCCTAACTTATCTAAATTTGGCTTGGCACAATGAGGATAAAAATCATAGTTATAAGAGTTAAATGTTCTCTGAGGAACAAATTTAGTAATGTCTTTAAATTTATCTTGGCAGTCCATCATGGCTTGCTGTTCAGCCCAATGATGGTTTCTGTAAGTATCAACTCCACTAATAATATAATCAATGTAGTATCTACCTTCTTCAGAATTGCGAATCAAAAAACTATCAGCGTTCAGCCCATTAACATCTGTAGCAATAATTAGATGATAGTTTTCATCGGCAATATCTTCTAATTTTACAGTCATGTTTGTGATCATAGAATCACAACCAGTAACCCATATCCAATCGTGTTTATTTTCTTTGAAAAGTTCTCTCACATGAAACATCTTCATGTAACTATGAGGAAGCAAAGGTTTAGTATAAATGTGTAGTGCAGGCGTGTATCCATGTTTCTCACAATACTTGACTTTATTTTTATACCATGTCAAATCGCCAAGAACTGCATAGCCTGCATCATATGAACATTGAAGAGCAAATTTCATATTACACCTTTTTCAGAATAATTTCTATAGCACAATCGCCAAAAGATTTATCTGTCTGATCAAATCTAGGTTTGTTGTAGCGAAATGTAGCATCTAGTAATTCTACTTTATGTACATGCACTTTGTCAACAAAATTAGATAATAAGTCGAACACATTTACCGATCTGTCACACCATGATGCATTCTTTTTAATGGTATATGTCCACAAGTGTGCGCCATTAAATGTTGATGGAAAAACTCCTTGTTCATACAAGTCTTCATCGGGTACAACAATAACAAGATAGCCACCTGGTTTGCAAATGCGAATCCAATTACCAAGCGTGACTTGTGGATCGCGCACATGTTCTAAGCAATGACTCGAATGAACAAAGTCATAGGTGTCATCTTTTACGCCATGCATATATTGTGCATCACCATCTGGCATGTCCCAAGGACGCAATGATTTAATTGATGGAAAGAATTCAGAATAGTCTGATAGGGGATCGTCACCTGCACCAATGTCAATGCCATCACCAACAAAGTAGCGTGTAGAAAAACGAATGTCGTGGAATCTTCGTAAGGTTGATTTTCCTGTTTCTTTACTCATGATGTATCCTTTAATTAAGTGCCAGTTGATTAGAGTCCAACTGGCAAAACTCTAATCTTTACTGCTTATCAATAAAGGTCTTTAGCACATCCGCTTCGAGCAAAATTTCTTTTGTCGTTGGAAATTCAGGAATCTCTGCTAGAGGTACCTGCTCATTTTTAATGGATGAGTTGTGTCGAACATGGTCCGCTTTCTGATAGTAGCGTTGGTTCAATTGATCCTGCGCCATTTTCAAAAGTTCAAGACGAATTTCATAAGGTGTTTTAGACATAGTGTGTCTCCTTTTTGTGTGTGTTAATAAAATCCGGTTTTGAAGAGTTCCGGAAACTCTCTATTATATATCTACTGAAGGTCCCATGCAAAGATAAAGAAACTTCTACTATCATATTTGCCTTCTTTTGAAACTAGAGGCATATATTCTAGACTGAATCTTGCATTCTTACCGACACGATAATTGATATTCGGACCAATATAAAGTTCTTTAATATTGTCTTCATAGTTATGGTATCTGTAATGTGCAGATGCACCCACCGTCAAATTGTTGCTTATAATTTTACCTAGACTTGCGGTAACTGCATATTCGCGTTCTTGTGCGGCTTTAGTTTTCGCTAAGTTTGCTTCATAGATGAAATTAGTTGCCCAAATCCAGTCGGTGTTTCCAATTCTGTCAGATAACAAAAGTTTTGGCTCGATACCTTGAACCCCATTAATCAATTTATGTTCAAAATATAATGTAGGGTTTCCAGGAATCTTTCCCCAATCTGCTAACGCATATCGAATCTCCCAACTGAATCCTCTCCAAGCAAATGTCTTGTCTTCAGATGGACCATCATACACGGTATGGTTATACAAATCTAATTCCAATCTGTTTCCCAAACCGAATGCCAACTCATCACGCATACGAATTTGAGTTGGACCATTTTTTCTATCTCTAAAGTCAAACCACTTTTCATATTTAACGGCACCTGGCGGTGTCATCACATATGCTCTTGTAGTGGGAAACATTCGAGTAGTAGTCCAGACTGGCTGATTATACTCACCGACAGTATCAAACTGATTTGGAATTTTAGCACTTACAATTACCGCGGGTAATGTTTTTGCTTCTTCCTCTTTTCTTACTTCAGATTCCGGCGTACTTAATTTATTTTGTGCGATTGCATTGCCAGAAAAAAATGCAAAAGCAACTGCTAATGATAGCATTTGTTTTATCATAAGTTTTCCTCCCAATCTAGGGGTCTCTGCCCCTAGGTTATGTTAGATGATGAATGTAAATAGCCCCGCGGTAGCAATGAGCAATAGCGCCCAAGTACCAAGTGCTTTATAATACACGCTGAGTGGCGTTCCGAAATAGGTGTTTCCTACCATCACGCATTTGTGTGTTGGGCTGAGTAAATAGCCTGCGTAGTCAATTGCAAAGAACCACAAGAAATATTGAGGTCCAAACACTTGCGCCATAACGACAGCAAGAGCAATAAACTTACCAGAACTACCCATCAGAAAACTTGCAACAAAACCAACGACAGAAATAATCAACATACCAACAAATGTAGTAGGGTCAAGCATACTACCTTTGATGAATGCTACAAATGCACTATCGTATGATTTGAGGAAGTTACCTAGCACAATCACAAAGCCAACAATTGCAATCACATCCCACTTGATATAACCAAGTAGTTTCTTTGGATCCCATTGTTGTGTGATAAACACATAATATAAAGCAAGTAAGCCAAAACACCAAGTGTGATCAGCGACACCTGTAGCGTAAGCAGTAATTGCTACTACCATTGGCATTACATTTCTTATGACCGAACTCAGTTTAAATCGACCAGGTGTGATTGGAATTTCTTCTTCCCTAATCTGTGTCCAGATATAGAAAGTAATGAACGCCAAACTCACCACCAATAGAGGTGCAATCATCCCTATAAACGCACTATAGGCTAAGCCAAATGCGGCGATAGGAAGTATCACGGTTTTCTCTAACGGCGACCACATGTAATAGTGGTGTGTCGCTAGATAGTCCACGATGCCCAACTTCTTTCTACTCTCTGACTCTTTTGGAGCCACAGTATCAAGAAGACCTGCGCTCACAGTAACGCGACCTTCGATAGGAAGAACGCCACCGATTGCACTCAGTAGGGCAACTACAAATCTATTGGACCTGAATGTATTCTTAACATAGGAATAGGCAGGGGCGAACAATTCATATTGTTTCGCTAGTCCCGCAATTATCATAATGAAGAATAACATCCAGAGGTATGAAATGCCTTTGAACAAGGCAAGAGTTAAGAACTCCATACTAGTCTCCTTTAGATTACGCAAAAAAAAAATCCAATCTTACTGCGTGATAAAATTGGATTCCAATTCTTGGGGGGAATTGGGAAGACCCTTATTTAATTACTTCTTAGGTGTTTCTTTCTTTTCGTCTTTCTTAGCATCAGCCTTCTTTGCTTCAGCCTTTGGAGCCTCTGCCTTAGGTGCTTCCTTCTTCGCTTCTGCTACTTTAGCAGGAGGAGTTGGTTCAGGTTGCTTTGCTGGCTGTGCCATAGCAATAGTTGCGAAAAGTGATACGATAGTTGCAATAACATATTTCATAAAATTCCCCTTAGAGGTTAAAAAATTAAAAATCATTTCGGTTCGTTATCATAAAGCAATCCAAAGTTAGGTCTGCCTAACGGGTTTTGCCGCCGACTACAACTATCCAAAATTAGTGGTGAGTTATTCTGTTACGAGGAAACTCACCGAAACCCTAGTCAGCGTTTAGGCTGCCAATGCGAACTTTTCATCGTTTGCGTTTACTTTATTTATGCGATTTACGGTCGTCATCTACCGGACTGTCTACTCTGTTACTCTTTGCCCTGTCGAAACCATGACTGGCCCATCATAAAGAGATTTTCTTTCGGTAATCTTCTACTGCTGACTTAATCGCATCTTCAGCAAGTATTGAACAGTGTATTTTGACTGGAGGGAGGGCGAGTTCTTCTGCAATCTCAGAATTTTTAATACCTGCCGCCTCGTCAAGAGTCTTGCCCTTGACCCATTCTGTGACAAGAGAACTTGATGCGATTGCCGACCCGCATCCGTATGTCTTAAAACGGGCGTCCTCAATAATACCTGTCTTATGATTAACCTTTATCTGTAGTTTCATAACATCTCCGCAAGCAGGAGCACCAACCATGCCAGTACCAACATCAGTATCGTTCTTGTCAAACGATCCAACATTTCTTGGGTTTTCATAGTGGTCAACTACTTTATCGGAATATGCCATGTTTACAAATCTCCTTATGGTGGACCAGGCGGGAGTCGAACCCGCGTCCAGAACACTTTTCTCTTTGCTTCATACAGTCATAAGTAAAGATTGTGTGATAAGTATGTGCGTACTGTTTCGCTTACCGCTTGGTCAGCATACCGCATAGCATACACACTTTCCAACTTCTTAGTATTTAGCACACAATTACTTCTCGGCGCAACTACTGCCTTAGCAAAATCATCATGAGTCATCCATTCTTTATGGAGCCCCATTTCTGCAACAATTTCTTTCGTGCTAGTACTGCCAGGATTACAAACATTATAAATTCCATATGTTGGTTTTATCATGATGAAATGACAAACACATTTTGCTAAATCTTCAACCTGTGTTACGCTGTTCTCATAGTCTACAAGTTTAGCATATCTTTCATATTTTGTCAATAGATTCTTGTGGTGAATGTGCGGACCAAATGGCATACGAATTCGGAACAAATATGACTTGTTCATATATGGCGATAGTAGTTCTTGTGCCAATGCTTTACATGCGCTATAGAAAGAAGCATTGTTGAATGTAAAGTTTGGCGGATCATTTTCTGTCCATTCTTTATCATAGCCAGTATACACACAACCACTAGTAATGTGTAGAATTGGAATATCAGAAATTTGGCTTGCGATTCTTTCAAGTTTAAGTGGCCATCGAATGTTTCCGTCTACGCACTCATCACGCAAAACCTCACAAGCATCTACATTAGGGTTGCCCGTAAAGCCTGCGGCATTGACAATAAACTTTGCATCTTTAGGTACTAATGCATGATGCGTTAAGCGAACAAACTTAAATGATTGCTTATGCATTTCTTTGGCTATGTAATCTGCAACATAGCCATGCCCGTAGAGAACGATCATTACTGTACCTCAGTAAAGATGTTAGACCATTTGCTAAGGCGAGTTCTTTTTGCAAGTTCGGCTTGATGTACTTTAAAATCATCAACTACTTCATACTGTTTAAGTAGTGTAATCATGCATTGAAGATCACCTAGTTCACTTGTCAATCTTTCGCGATTAGTCTTACCTTCGAATGATTCATCTAATCCGAATCTAAAAATTTTACTAATTGCTTGAACAACTTCTGCACATTCTTCCTGTGCAATGCTCATAATCTCTTTTTGTTTTTCATCCAAGTAGTAATTGTTCATCGTATTGCTTCCTATAAGAAATAAACATATCAATATAATCGTCACGCTTCTTTACAAAAAGTTGCGGACTGTCACCTTCAACTGCAACTACAATCGCAATGCGAGGAATTGATATACCGGTTCGCTCTTCAAACGCTACGGCGTATGCCGCACATTGCATAAAGTAGTTTTGAATCCAATGTTCTTGTTTTGGTTTGTTTGCTGTCTTAAAATCTATAACTGCGTTTTTACCATCAAATTGTGCAATACAATCACTCTTGCCTGCTACGCGCAGGTGATGAGAATACAGAGGACATTCAATGCCATACACTTCACCAACATAATTGTCAATGAATGGTTGTATTTGTTTGAACAATGCAATACTGTTAGGCATCGCACCGGTAAAAGATAGTTCGTTGTTAAGATAATCTTCGCAAAGTTTGTGTACCCTAGTGCCGCGTGATGCGGCTCTAGTGGATATTTTATTTGCTTCTTCTTCGCCTACACGCTTGCGCCACTCAAGGATTCCTTCCTTGCCGTGTAGGGATGTGATTGTGGTAACTGATGGATAGACCAATCCATCAGGTGTTTGATAATGTCGTTTGCCGTCTATAGTTGTAGTCTGTAGTGGCGCTAACTCAACAAATTTGTGGGTAAACATTTATTTCACTTTTCGATATTGTCTTCATATTTAATCTTTGCTAATATGTAGTCTTTTACTAGTGAGGAACGAACAATATCATTAACCGTAAATTCAATTCTTGTGAATGATGCCATGTGATGTGCAATGTCAAAGAATTTCAGAATACCGCTCATATCATTACGCTTCTTATTCAAGTCTGTTTGGCGATAATCACCACACCAAATAATTTTGGAACGATAACCAACTCGCGTCATAACTGTATCTATTTCCTCATATGTTAAATTTTGCATTTCATCAACTAAGATAATTGCATCATCAAAACTCATACCGCGAATGAACGATGTGGAAATAAATTCCACAAAGCCTTGCTCTTCTAATCTATCGTATGCATCTTTTCTTGCGAAAAGAGTTTCGCAAATTTGTCGATATGGCTGACGATAAATTTCTGTCTTCTCATCTAAGTCGCCTGGCAAGTGTCCTATTTCTCTTGAAGGTACTGCCGAACGAACGATAATAATTTTTTTGAATGGGTTTGATTTATCAAGTACCTCTTCTAATGCTTTATACAAAGCGCAGAAAGTTTTACCGGTACCTGCGACACCATGTAATGCTATAAAGTAGTCTCCTCGCTTATACGCATTGAAAAATGCTTTTTGGTTGTCTGTTAATGGCTGAAAGGTTTTTAGATCATCTAATCTTACTTTGAGTGAGTTGTTAATAGTTTTAAGTTGCCTTGAGTTAATTTCTGGTTCTGTGTTTGCAACAGGTTTTCGCGCCATGTGTTACCTTTATAGTAGTTAATCGGCGCACCTTCTCAAAATGTATTGATGTTACCTCTAGGGTGAGCCGCTTTTGCCTTTTGCAGAACCTCTCTAAATCCTGCATCAGGTTTACGGACCCCTAAACGAACTGGATCACCTAAACTTGGTGCGGCTAAAATCACGCTCTCATATTCAGGATGTTCTTTTAAGAACTCTTCCCTCTCACTAATTTTCATCATCTTTTCTATAATCTCACCAGTCTCTTTATGCTGGAAGTTGTATGTTGGCATCTGTAACTCCTTGCTTATACCAAGTAGGCATCTCTCGCGCTGTCCACTTAGCAAAGCGAACCTTCTCTTGTATATAGTAATTGTGATATGAGGAAAGCGAATTCATAGGCACTTTACAGTACTCAGGCATGGCAGGAGTTGGATCAGTAAATGCTTTTGATGGAATGTTTTTAGGTGCATCCATTAGATACTCTACGCGATTCTCACACGCATGATGTTTGCCATAACGATGTGTATATTCTTTCATGAGCCATAGCCACATCTGACATAGCCACATGTAATTCTCTTTGCTTTCGCGAACCCATATGTTTGATGGGTGATTAATATGTGATGCCTTCATTAAGCCTTTGTGCATGTATACATTTGGGTGTTGCCAAACTTTTACATTGCGCCAACGCGCAGGTAAAGAGCCTGCAACATATCTTTTTTCGATAATTTGATATCCGTCTAGTATACGGTGTGCGGTTGACAATAGTTGTGCATATTCGATAATCATCTTGACAACATGTTTATCGCAATGCATTTCTGCACAAGTTTTTGGATCACGGTCTAGATAAAAGATATTCATAATGGATAGTTTCTTTCACGGTTAAACTTTTCTTGCTCTTCGAAAGTACCTTCTTTATAATTTTTATCGCTCATCATATCTGCGGCATAAAGCAAACGAAGCCGTTCAATTTCACTTGCGGCTTCTTCTAGCAAATCTGCAATACGATCAGGTGCGCCTTCTTGCACACTTTTGCGAGTAGGAATCTGCCTACGAATTTCTGCTCTTTTGCGTAGTCGGTAAACAATGTCTTCCATTATAGACCTATGCTTACCAATGCGGATGCAAAATTTATTGCACTTACAAATATCATTGTCCAACCTAGCCCATCATGTTTGTTTTCAAACGCGCTGGATGCAGACTGCCATGCCCACCATGAGAAAACTAAATTGAGTACAGTCCACATTATTTTTTCCTCCATGTGCTATGATGACCTTTATTCATTATAACACCATGCCAAAGCATTGTCAATGCAACGCGAATTTGTTTCATTGCATGTTCAAAATAATATTGCCGATAGGATTTCATATGTTACATAAATTAAATAACCAAAAAGAGAAAATAAAACAAACCACTCCATCAAGGTAAATTGAGTGATTGCTTTGTGGTACCAATTGTATCTTGTCATGCGGTCATGTAGTGATAGTTTCATTTCATGAATTCCGATTTATTTACGCTTATTAAATATTGATCAATCAATTGTCCATCTTTTGTTTTATAAGACTTTGTAAGAATACCTTCTTGTCCTGGCTTCCATTTGGAATACTTTGCCATAAGAATAAATTTTTTATTGGCAGTTACCCCATAAAGTTTTTCAAATTTAGTATTACGGAAAATAAATGAAGTTAATTCAGCCGCGGCTTTCAATCTTTCACGACCAAACACGCCTTCGTCTACTGTAAAAATATGAATCCTTGCAACCCAAGGACTGTCAGGCTCTACATAAAAAACAACATCCGACTTGTGAATAGCAAAGGTTGTCTTTGCTTTCAAGTCGGAGCAAATTTTGTTGAAAATCTCTTGCTTGGTTCTGCTCGGCATTTGTGCCGCCTCTTCATCCAAGTCTTTCCAGATAATGTCTAGGATTCGTATAAGAGATTTATCATATCTGTCATTGAAAATAAATTCGTACATTAATATGGTTCTTCGTTTAAAAAATCAGGTTCTAAATTTTCAAGTACCTCAAGAATAAAACGCAACGACATGCCGGTTGTTTTAGATATTTCATCTGGATTAAACCCCATGGCATGTAACTCTTCAATCTCAATTAGTAGGTCACCCATCTTACTCATTTTGCACCTACGAAATGTTCTTTAAGGATTTCAAGATATAAATTGATTTGATTCATCAACGGATAAATTGAAATAAATTCGCCTATAATCATGCTACAGTTCCTTCCTCAATAAGGTCCGCATACTCTACGGACGGTTCTGGATATACAATACTGCCATCATACTCCAACTGAGACTTTTCAAACCACGATAGGTAATCGTCATTCTCAATGGTCCAGCCTAGAATATGCTCACGGATGTATTCATTGCTTTTTTCCACGCCAGCAATGGATACAATTTCCTCATAATCTGTATTTAGAGGAACATTTTTAATTTTGTACTCATGCCCGCCTTTAGCCTTCCAGTAATCGGGACACACACCGGTGCCATCCCAATCATGGGCGCCATAGTTTTCATAAACTTGGGTTTGAATGACAAGCATAACCATGAGAAAATTCCTTTAGAGATAAAGAGGACCAGTCCAACGAATCGTATAGCCACCGTCAAGAATGTTACCGCGAGCCGCGTTACGCGCAGGAGCCGCCCAACCAGCCGCTTTCAGAATATCGCCTTTGCGAAATTTCTTATCGGTATCAGTCTTCACAATGAAACCCCAAACGGAAGAGCCAGTCACCACTTTGATGTACTTGCTACCTTCGTCAATTCGGATGCCATTGATAAATTCGTCAAGCATACGGGCTTGGATTTCGGTACGGGGTTTGCCGCTTAGTGTCTGCCAACCTTCGTAGTCAGCCACAATGTCATTCTTTAGGGTTTCGAGAGCAGTTTCCATCGTCATATCTATCTCCGTTTTCTCAATCTCAGACTCTAGTATAGCACAATGGGCACCCATGTCAAGCACTATTTAAAGTGTTGTTTTTTCCCAACTGTTGTCTAAAAAGCAACAAATGTTGTCTAAAAAACAACGATTTAGGGCGGTTTTTTCTAGGGGGTGAGGGTCAGACTATCAGCAAGCCGAAAAAGCCGCCCAAAAGCCCGGAAAACCGGTCAGTCGGCGGCGTATTTTGAGAGAATTTTACGGCTTTCGGATAGGTCGGATCGTTCTGCCGCAAAGTCAAGGAGGCGGTATCTTAGCATTTCCAGCAGTTCACCTGCATATTCCAAATCGTCTTGGTCGGCAAAATTGCACATCCAATCGCGCAGTACCTCATCGGATGCATTGGCAAGAAAATTCAAATTTTCAATATCGCGTTCGGACAATCCATCATATTGTTTTGTCATTGTTTACCTCAACTGGTTGCGGATGACGAATCCGACCACGATCTTGCATCCATTGATCTTGTACAGTATGTTCAATGATGCGAATACCTTTGGATACAATATTCACAACCTCAACAAAACCAACAGTACAAATAAAAACGCCTATGATAACGCCAGAAAGGAATCTCATTCTTCGTCCTCGTCTTCATCTTCCCAAGATTCAAATTGGTCGTACAAGTTCCAATTCTCGACCAAATGTTCTGGAATATCGTCCAAGTCTTCTACATCTTGATATTCGTAAGTCTCATGGCTACCATCAATAAACTCACCAACAAATCGCATACCTTCTTCCATGTATTCTGCTTGCACAGTCAGACCAGCATGTTCAATTTTGTAGTACAGTTCAACAGGCGGACCCCATGGAGAATCAAACCAGAAGGAAATTCTATTTCCTTCTCGTACCCAATCTTGGGCATCGCAATTCCATTTGCAACCCCAATTGGATATATTCCAATTGTACCAACCTTCATCTTTCAATTCAGCAGGTGTTGGCGCAAAAAAATCGAACCAGTCTTTGCCGTTATTACCTTCGAGAAAGGCTTCAAATTTATCAATGGCTTCTTTGTCGCCTTCGACATTAAATGAATTATTACACCAGTTAGGCATGTCAGTCTCCTTATTGCTGAGTAAGAGCCTTTATCTCTTCTACTTTTTGTTGATCGATTTTATCAGTTTCGCGTTCAAGTTCTTGGAATGACTTTGACGCACGGAATCTAGCATACAATGCTTGGTTTCTACGAATCTCACTCAGCAGAATTTGATTGGATGCATCTTCGTTATATAGCAGTCGCACGAATGTACGATAACCATTTTCTTCATGCACAGTCTTCATGTTTACGCGCTGTACGCCAACAAGGTTCACTCGCGCAACAACCATTTTAGTTGTACGCTCTAGATCAGCCCTTGCTACATCAGAGCCAGTCATGCCAGACTCATATGCAAAGTCTTTCATCATTGCACTAGTGTATGACGAAAACTGTGACGCAAGTTCACGCTTTGCGGAAAGCATAGCCTTGTCTACTGAGAATTGAAAGTCTTTCGAATACTCAGAGCCAACGGCATAGATTCCTTTATCGTCTTTCTTTGGTGCTTCGGTATACCAACTAGGATAGTTTACTTCATTCGTAAACATCCGTTCATTCTTTACTGTAACGCCATTGCTTGTTGGTACGGAACTACATGCCGCCAACGAAACTACAATGGGAAGCAAAACATAACATAGCGTCTGGTTCATCGATTCTCACTCCTTCCGACATTTTTAACATAGGTGCCAGCGGCATTCAAATCCTGTCCTGCGCCTTGCATTGCACCACCAATTGTACCACATGCAGATAGCATGGCGGCACAAATCATAACAAACAAATACTTCATAATTACCTCGTAATGTTAATTTGATGACTAATCAACTTCCTATTTTTGAATGGCAAGTCTTTCACTAACCTTTCAAACTCCATTTTACTGTAAACATCGTCAAATGTCAAATCGTTCTCAGTAAATAAAAAGACAAGCAATTCATTGGATTGGTATTTGCCGTTTGGTAGAATTGCTTGAAACTTGCCGCCATTTGGGAATGTGAATTCCGAGTTTGGCTTATCGATTCGAATCATATGGATCAATCTATACTTATCGTCAGTCATATTAAATATAGCGAGGTTGCCGGTTCGATTAGAAACCATTTGCAGACCAAATCGTTCGCCATTCAGTAGTTGATTCTTACCTTTAACTCTTAGATCAATAGAGTTTTCAATCTTCACCACATCGGCATCAATTTCAACAATGCAAACAGATGCCTTGTTGTCTGGTGCGACAAAAGACTGTTTGCGAATGATTCTACGAATCTCGCCACTTACTTCTGAAAAGTAAGCGCGGTGTGTGGTGCATTGTGTATCTCGGCACACTTCGTTGGTTTGATGCTCAATCAATTCACCAACAAAGTTTGCAATTGCATTCTCTTTCGCTTTTTCTTCTGCAATAGCACATGCAACATTCTCGGCAGTCTCAGGACCAAAACGGTGTTCTCCTTCGCCACGAATGTTTGCGTTTGCTACGCCACATGCGATTGCGAGTGCTAGTGCAGATAGTTTTTTCATGATGTTAAATCAAATTTAATTTCTTTAATTGAATCAATACGAAAAGAACGCCATTCGCTTTTGTCCATATCAAACACGGACATTACTTCATCATTTTTCTTGCGAGGCGTTTCGCTCTCAGTTTTGCGTTCGTACTCAGGCACATCTTTCAATGTGCAACGCATTTCACGCAAGGTGCCATCTTTCTTTTCAAAGACAACAGTTACAGGTCCGTATGCTAGGTGTTCACCAAGCCACTTACGGAGTTTGTTCTTATCTTTAGTTTCCCATTCTGCTACACTCATGACATTGCTCCTTGTTCAATTTGCCATTGATAATGTTTTCTTAATTCGTGATATGCATTGATTACATCTTGCGGCATCACATTACCGAATTGAATAAGATTCTGTTCAATCGTTCGAGCCAATGCGCGAGACAATTTAATCTCTGTAAACGATCCAATCTCATGTACTTCAAAGTCGTTCATCATTTAAACCTTTATAATATTCTTGCCGTTTGGCTTCATGCACATCACAGAGAGTGCGAATCCAACCGCCGCTTCTAAGTTTGCCAGGTTGACCACACTCTTCACAGATAGTATAACTCAAAGACTCGGCAAAGTCAATCATGCCATCCATTTGTTCGTCTACATCACCGTCAGCATAATACCGAAGACCACCAAACTTTTCTTTGATTTGTGCGATGACTACTTTACGATTGCCACCATCCTTGTTTAGGTGTTCAAGCCGGCGATCAATGCAATTGGTCAAAGTATAGATGAGATTGTACCATCCAATACCAGTGCCCAAGTAGGCTCGTTCCACATGAGTGAAATGATCCTTGAGCATATCATTCAATCGTTCAAAGTCTTGGTCCATGTTCGTAGTAGTCCTTCATGTAAATATCATTATGCTTAGTGTGAAACTTAGCATAGTTCCATCCTTTGCGAAATGCATAGAATCGCGCCTGCGCTTTTTCTTCGCCTTCTCTTGTCATTGGCACTTGATACGATTCACTATCACGCCATGCCCGATAGATTAGGTCTTCCTCTGTCATTGGCTCAGCCATGCTAGGCTCCGCCAAAGTCTTTGATTACAAAATTGATTGCTTGGATCATTGCACGATTATGCGTTTCATCATCTGGATGCAACCATCGGCTTCCATCAGCGCCGCCGTTCAAATGATCTTGTAGGTTATCACGATAATTCTGGAGTGTCAATAAGGTGATACGATCAGCCGTATCCCAATCAATCATTAGTCCATTACTCATGTGGCACCCAATCATAAGTTTTTTCAAAAATTGCTTTATCACAAATATAAAGTTCGCCTTCGATACCGCGCATTAAGTAATCACCTGCTTTTCCTTGCTTGTAATTACCTTCGAGTGTATCAACGCGAAAATCTTCGGTAATCTGTTTCGCATGAACCACAATAGGGCGTTTCATGCAACCATTCATACCATCAACCGATTCGAATGTACTGAAAGTTTTCACTTAAAAATTTCCTTTAAAACAGTTAGAGTTTCACTCGCGTCTTTATGCAAGATACCGATGCCACCTGCACGATTAAAGGCTTCAATTACATCTTCGGTGTCATCAATAAGAATAGAATCAGGTGTTGCATAGTTTTGTTTCAACTTGCGACCTGGAACAATGTTAGTGGGAAAATGCAAACCACGCGCCTTGAGGTATCGCAACTTTTGATCCCTCACTTCGTTATGGTACTTCTGCCCGCCACTTGAGGACAGAATTTCAATATCAACAGTATCAGATTTTGATATAACGAATTTTAGCAAATCGTCTGAGCCAGGAAAATCATCCAATGTTACAAAGTTTTCATTCAAAACGAAAGTGTCCCAGTTAGGAACAAATTCTTTTCTTTCGCGGGTTTGTCTAGGCGTTTCATTAAACAATTTAAGCCAACGCTTATCAAAGTCGCATAGAACGCCATCCATATCAAGGTAGATTTTATTAATCACTTTAATCCTTCATTGTCAAATAAACTTGCTCAATTGCGTCCTTCGCTTCGCCAATAGTGCAACCAGTCTTGTGGCATATGTATAGCACAACCTGTTCGCCTGAGTAACCCTGATTCCATGCTTCAAGCACTAGAGGGATTAGGTCAGGCGAACCGGTGTTCGCCTGTCCCAGGTTCATGATTTTACATTCCCTTCACATACTGCGATGCATACTCACGATCCTCAAAGTCAGCGGTCGTGGTATCAATCTCATCCAATGCGTCAAACACATTGGCATTCTTGACCATCTTAGCAGTCGGAAGAACATCGTCTTCCATTTCACTCGCGATAGCCTTTGCCTTAGCGACCTTCGTCACTTTAGCAGGCGCGGCTTTTGCAGTAGCCTTAGTGGTAGCCTTAGTCGTAGTCTTGGTGGTGGCTACCTTAGTCACCTGTACTACCTTTGGGGCGGGAGCAGTTCCCGAACCAACAAGTTCATAACTCACAACGGTGCGACCGTCACGATTGGACTTAACAGCAAAGCCCGTGTTTTTCTTGATTTCCCACAGGTAAGTGGAAAGGCGTGTCGGCACAATGCCATCCAAAGCCTTTACATCAGAAACCTTGACAGGACCCTTGGCGTTTTGAAGTAACTCAAACACCTTCACATATTGCAGATTCTTCGACATAATCAATCTCCTAAATTAAGAAAAAAACAAATTACCAACCAACATTATCATTCTATCACAGGAAGGATTCAATGTCAACCCTTTCCATGACAATATTACCCTTACGCATTTTCGGGTAAAACTCTGGCATTGCCGGAGTACCGTCAACACCAACTTCTAGAATCTTACCGAGGATGATCCATTCGTCCATCGGCATGTTGACTCCAGTAGTTTCTTCCAAATACGCTTGCGCCGCAAACATATCAGCAAACTCTTGCGAATTTGAAAAATTCATATCATTTGGCTTTGCAATAAACATCATACACCTCCTAGTGCGTCCGAACCGGACTTCATCAACATCAAACCTGCGCCAGCCAGAATTAACTGCGCGATTAAACTTGCATCAGGATTCACTTCAAGGGTACCAACGGCACCGAACACAATCAGCAAGCCAAGAAAAAAACGAATTGAACCTTTCATCACTTTACCTCCCAATACCAAGGACCATCACAATCATCACAATCAGGACCGTAGAACCGCGGATTTGCAAGTAGCATTTCCATATCAAGTTCATCGGCATACTCATTCATTCTTTCTTCGGAAATTGTATCAGCAATTTCACGAAAAAGCAAATTAATTTCTTCAATCGAAAGTTTAGTTTCCATAGTCAAAATGTATTGAGGCTAGGTTCATAATCGCGGATCAATTCACGCTCACGCTGGTGTGCATTCTTTCGACCGCGGACCACTTCAAGCACTTGGTAGGTCCAAGTACAATCATCAAGGACTCGCAAAGCATTACAAAAGTTCCAGTCCTTGTTTTCGCACCGTGCGCGGCTCAGGTGTTTTTGCCACCGAACCTTGACGGACTTGAGGTACGCTTGACCTACCGCGACCGTCAAGCCGATATAGGTGTCGCCTGTATCCTCGCAAGTCACCATGTAAAGCACATGGTTTCTGTCGGACCGTTTCTTTCTCATTACCATACTTACAGTATACCAAAGCCGGATACCCTTGTCAAGTACTTTTTTGTTGTATTTTTGCAACATGTTGTGTAAAAACAACAACTTATAGGGCGGTTTTGGGCGGTTTTCCGCTAGGGGGTAGGGTCTCAGTAGCATCCAGTCCCAAAAGCCGCCCAAAAGCCCGGAAAACCGGTCACCGATTGACAAAAGAACGGCACAAAAAGACCTTTGTATCATACGCGGATCGGAAACTGTTTTTCCGTTCCGTGCCTCGAATCCTTGTCACAACCTCAATTCGGTTAGGGGTATGCACAAGGACCGCACCATAGCAGTCCTTCGAGAAACCGAACGGGAGCATATATGCGTCCTTTTGTCCGGTGTTCACTTTGCTAAACTTGCGCCCTTTGGCGCCTTTGATAGAATCGAGATTCCCAAAGTAAATCGTGTCCAGAATTTCCTCAGCCACCGATCTACGGATGCTCATTGGTTCAGGATTCATATAATTTCCATTTGTGTTTTGGATCACGCTTACGCTTGTCGCCAACTACCCGCATACGGTACTTCGGTGTACGCAGGTCCTTGGCTACAAAATCGCGGCGCTTTATTTTGTCAATTCGTAGGGTTTGTTCCATTTTCCGATACTCACATCAACATAGTACGCGGTATCAAAATAATCGGTCATTGCATCCGAATTATCATACCAGCCCGCACCTTTCAGAGCCTTAAAGGCTTCGGTCAAAAATGCCTTAGCCTTGCCATCGTAGTGGTCTTGAAACCAATACGGATTCACTTGATCATAGCCGCTGGTGTTAGGTTTGAACCCACGCTGGACTTGATAGAAGTTGCTACCACAAACTTTATTGCTATTGCCGATAAAGTCAATTTCACCAGACTTTAGGGTTAAGCAAATCGAGGAATGGTTACGCACACTTAGCGAACCCTTCACTTTGTATTTTGCAAGGATCGGTTTTAACAGAGCCGAAATTTTTGCTTTCTTTTCTTGGGACATGTAAGCCATTATGCATTCTCCAGTTTAGTCTTGGTCAAGGATTTCAAAGTACGGACAACATCTTCAGTAGAATCTAACCGGTCAGCCGCAAGGCCAGTCAGTAAGGACTCTAGCACACCAGCCATCGCGGCGTAGGGCGAACCATACTCGGCGCGGCAGGAATCTTCATACGCCCGCATGGCTTCGCGGATCATTGTAGACCGCGCACGGCGGGCATCCATTTCTCTCAAAAATCTAGACATTCGAACCTCTCTCAATCAACATAAGCATATCTTACCAAAGTCCGAACCACTTGTCAAGCACTATTTTTGGTTGTTGCATAAAAACAACACTAGCAAAATCAACAAGTTAGCGAGTACTTACTTCTTCCCTAGACTGGCGCACCCACATTTCCGACAAGGCTTGCAACCAAATGAGATTTTGTTGCGGCGTAGGGGTAAGGGTATTGCTATCATCAAGGGCTAAGGTTGCATCAAACAATGCCCTCGCATATTCCTCAATCGGCAATTCCGAAAATTCGGATTCGCGGCTTGCCGCCATCATTCGCTTACTTTGAAAACCAGACATACACTTCTCCTTTATGAAAATTCTCTAGAACAAAAAGCATAACCATCTTCGTCATCCCAATCGTATTCAGGATTGAACCATGGGCGCTTATCAATTTTTCCCTGCTCATTATGTTGGAGATTTTTATGACCATCCTCTCGCACATAACCAGGCGCTTTGTATGTTTCAATCATATGGACAAACCAATCGTAATCTTTTCGTTCTCCATACTCATCCATAATCACTTTGTCTTTGAGAAATTCTTTCCATGCGCGCCAAGATACTAGCCTCTCAATACGATAGCCTTGAAAAGAAAACGCCCAACCATATGACGATTTACCAATGTGGTACTCTTCATCATATCGATTGCAACATTCGCAAAGATTTTTTGCGACATAGTAATTCGTTCCCACAGTTCACCTCAAAAATGTTCTGGCAATTTCGTCAGCACAATAATGTCCGTCTTTACCTTGGTCGCCAAAGTCTTCGCAAATGGCTAAAACTTCCGATAGAATTAAGTCGGCAAACTTTTGCTCAAACATTTCTCTAGTGACTAGCATACTCGGAGTATTTTCAATCACGGCTTCGTAAGCCTCTTTGGATAGTTCTTTAATTTTTTGATTCACTTTTAAATCTCCATATCTACAAAAACTCTTTCTTTACTCATCTTTGCAAAACCCATCAAGGTCTTCCCATGTTCCGCTAAAGATAACTTCGGTCGGATTTTTCACAACCACTTTATCTTCGTACACATGGTACTCATAGTCCTGCCAACAATCGGTCGAGGTTACAGGATAAATGTAGAATCCACCAACAGATTGTTTGAAGTGTGCAACCAACTGCGCGGCAAGGCAACCCATGCCGTTTGCAAGTTTAGGCTTCACTTCGCCATAACCATTCACTACTTCGAACCCACTCAAAAATTCAGCAAGTTCGGCTCCGTGTCCTGACGGATAGCCATCGAATTGGCGATACAAATTCAATACAGGTTGATTGCCATCATACACAAAAGTCAAAGACCGTGTTCCCATTTTTAACGCTCCAAAATAAAATGTTCACCAAGATACAAATCAAAAGTTTTTACTAGGTGTTCATAGTCACCTTTTTTCATTTCAGCAACAATGGCTTCGCCTAGTTCTGGCGCACCAGATTGCCGAAAAGTTTTCAGCACCACACCCATCAAATAAAATGCATTGCCTTGCGGACCAGTCAGGTCAATAACAATCATTTCGTTTTTCCGTTTACTGCGGATCACAATGCCTCCAATCTAGCCATCAAAGTAACATAATCATTGAACACTTCGGAACCATCGCGGCTGGTTCTGAGAATTATAAAGTTTCGATTGTAAATCTCAACAGTAGCATCCAAAGTTCTTGCGCGACCAAAAGTCACGGCACGATACTTGGCACCTTTCTTGCTCTTGTATTCACCAGTCAGAACGCCGTAGGGCGCGGTAAAGTTTTTACCACATGCCCACTCGTAGACTGCGGTTTGAATTTCTTGACTATTCATTACCATCTATTCCAGCCATGACTTTGTATATTTTACACACTAATCGTGGATTGTCTTCGCCATAGACACGCACTAATTTGTCCATAACATCAGCCATATTTTCATAATGCTTGTTAAAATAATCTTCATTTTCTTTTTTTATATTTTTTTGAATTTTCTTAGTCTTAGGCTTCAAATATTTTTGATAGTGCCTTGCATTTCCTTTCGCATCGGTCCACTCTAAATTTACAACTCGGTTATCCGTTTTCTTACCATTCTTATGATTAACGATAGGTAAATTTTTAGGATTTTCAATGAAACATTGTGCTATTAATCGGTGCAACTGAAAGTGTTTTATTATCCCAGCATCACTTGCCAATGATACTTTATTGTACCCATTAATGGTAACATAAGGATTCAGTTTTGTTTGTTTATTTCTCTTGGATGAATAAATGTTTCCAAGTTTATCTACGCTATAACCAGAGAATCCAGGAATAGATTTTAAATTTTTGGTTGTCATATTAAGCCGCTTTCATCATAATAGTAGGAAACTTCACAAAACCGCTGGTGTCCTTCTTAGCCTTGCCTTTTGCGTACAAGCCAACCACAACACCGTTCGGATCAAGGAAACGCAGGTCGGAATCATCACCATTGAACACAGGCAAGCCCATGTAAGTCTCAGGCATTGGCAGGGTTTTCTTGATACCGAACACCGTAGCAACATTATACCCTTGTTCAATAGCCTTTGCAACATCGGCATCATTGCCGTCCGCGGCAGAGAATGTCAGGTGATAATTCGGCAGGGCGCGACCTTTACGATTCAACATTTTGGTGTAGTCATAAAAAGTCACATTCGGAAACATTTGAAAAATGTTCTTGCCGTCCTGAACCTCATACTTTTCCCATGCAATATCCGAAGTGCCGTTCAAACGGAACACAGGAATCAAGCCAAGTTTTTCGGATTGCTTGATTGCCTTTTTAATATCAAGGTAAAGTTGAAGCATAAAGGCGCCGCGGTTCTCAAAAAACAAACGGGTCTTACGCTTCCGTGCCTCTTGGATCACATTAGTGGTTTCGCCACGCTTGAACATACCACCACGACCAGCCGTATTCAGGCAAGCGGCAGTACAACCGGCGGTACGCTTAGGACAGGTTTCGTAACCGCTTACATCAGCCGGTGCAAGGTGCAGAATGTAGGTATTGTAACCTTGAGCCATGCCCTTGAGAATTTTGGGGTTTCCGGTCGAAAGCAATTTCATATCAAGTCCTCATCAATCAGTACAGTACCTATTATACAGGATTTTGCCGTCCTGTCAAGCACCAGCAAAAGTGTTGTTTTTACGCAACAGGTGCGAACATCCGGCGACCGTCAATCATGAACCGGTCAAAGGCTTCCATAACCCGTTCCGAGTAAATCATTTTGCCGTTGGCTTGAATGTCCTGCAACAATTCCAAAAAGCCCAAGCCCAAGAATTGTCGTTCTTTTTCGAGGATACCGATAGCGGTTTCAATTTTCATCATAATTACACCAATTCACAAACATCTTTAAAAAGTTTATCGTAGGCAAACTGAGTAGGGAATCCGTACTCGGTAGCAAAATCGCATGAGGACGAGCCGTAGACCGCATCGGCAAATCCGCCAGCATCAATCACCGCTTGGGCTAGGACCAACCGGTCATTGGACTTCACAACAAGGTTGCCAAGTCCGGCGTAGAATTCAATGCAACCATCTTCAACATTCACATAATCAACTTTAGCCATTTCGTTTTCCTTTCTCACTCAACAGATTCTATTATACAGGACTCTTGGCAATTGTCAACCCTGTTGTTTTTACGCAACAGGCAACATTTTCATACCAAAAGGACCGACAACCAACTTGCATTCGACAAGGCTGATTCCAGGATCGCCGAGCATAGTCTCGGCAAACGCTTCAGCGGCGGCAAGGGAAGTAAAGGTTGCAAGGACTTCATTGCCGAAGGGTTGGGATTTGGTAACTGCTACGATCATTTTTCTCTCCGTTTCAATCACTACAGGATCAATTATACACGATTCTTGGCAAGTGTCAAGTGTGTTGTTTTTTTACAACAAGTCAACCTGAACATCAACCTCGGCAATAGTTCCGTCAGCCTTGTACGACCGAATACGGCTACCGAAACCAGTCGGGCGTTGACCCAAAGGCAGGCGCTGGTCACAACCTAGCGAATTCAGAGCCGAAAACACCGCGACCCGTTGGTGATAGATTCCCATGCCTTCAAGGGCATCCTTGACGGTGGTGTTAAACATCACACCTTCGCAAATCACACGGATTTTTTGGTTGTTATTCAAGCCAGAAATTAGTTGCTTTGTACGCATATCAATTATCCCAAAGTTTTAACAGAACCACTATAAGCGGCAACAAAACCAATCAGTATCATCACCGTAAACAGAACCAGAAGAATCATCAGAAAAGTCATTTTTTTCTCTCTTTCTTTCTCACTACAGTACCTATTCTACACCTTTCATGGAAAAAGTCAAGAACTTTTTTTAGTGTTGCATAAAAACAACAGTTTTGTCTCTAAAAAACAACAACACGGAAATGGTATATTGACTAAATAAGTATAAAATTGATCCTTTTTGTCATGTATGGAAAACCTCAAAACAAAAGGGGGAGTAACACAAATGGGATTATATGAAAAAATATCGTTCTATTTTTTTGAGTGATGTGCATTTAGGCACGAAAGATAGTCAAGCGGATAAGTTAAATAATTTTTTAAAGCATAACAGTTGTGACACACTATATCTAGTGGGTGATATTATTGATGCATGGCGCATACAACAAAACAAGTGGCGATGGAAACAAAGTCATACCAAGGTAGTGCGTAGAATATTAGGTCACGCAAAACATGGCACTAGAGTTGTTTATATAGCCGGTAATCACGATGAGTTTCTTAGACCAATGATACCATATGGTTTTAGTTTTGGTCTTGTTGAAATTCACAATCAAATAGAACATATAGGTGCAGATGGTAAGCATTATCTAGTTACACATGGTGACTTATTTGATGGCATTACTAAACTTGCCCCGTGGTTAGCCTTCTTAGGAGATAAAGCATATGACTTTATTCTTTCTGCCAATAGTAGGTATAACTGGCTGCGGCACAAGATGGGGTTTGGATATTGGAGTCTCAGTAAATATCTCAAGCACAGAGTTAAAAAGGCAGTAGACTTTATGTTCAAGTTTGAAGAAAACTTAGCCAATTACTGTAAGAAGCGAGGTTTTGATGGAGTTATATGCGGACACATACACCACGCAGAGATTAAAGAAATTAATGGTGTTATGTATATGAATGATGGCGATTGGGTTGAAAGTTGTACAGCACTTGTAGAACATCATAGCGGCCGATGGGAAATTATAACTTGGACCAAGGAAAAAGACAATGATAAAATTGTGTGATAAAATTACTATTGTTGTGCCTTGTAAGAATGAAGAAAATTATATTCATCATCTACTAGATTCACTACGCTCACAAAATATAGGCAACACTAGAGTAATCATTGCTGATTGTTCAACCGATTCCACTAGACAAGTTATTAAGGATAACAGTATTGGACTGAATGTTGAAATTATTGATGGTGGTCCGGTGTCTATTGCTAAGAACAACGGAGCAAGACTAGTCACTACTCCGTATATTCTGTTTATTGATGCTGATGTTCGATTCTTTAAAGATACAGTTATTAGAGATGCTGTTAACAAAATGGAATCAAAGAACCTTCATCTTATTGGACTAAACATCAAATGTTACGATAAAGATATACGAGCCAAGATTGGATTTACAGCATTTAATATAGTCAATCACACACTAAAATTCTTTAGCCCATTTGCTGTAGGTGCATTTATGCTGACCCGCAAAGATAAGTTTGAAGAGTATGGTGGGTTTCCTGAAAATCTATTAACATCTGAAGACTACTTTTTGTCTAAAAAATATAATCCTAGAAAGTTTAAGATTATTCGACACCACTTTGGACAAGATAGCCGTAGATTTAAAAAGATGGGCTACTTAGGTATGGGCAAATATCTTGTTAAAAATTTTGTTAATCGCAATAACAAAAAATATTGGGAAAGTTTATACCATAATAGATACTGGAATTAAACCAGATTATTTGGTTTGATTACCTAAAATTTTGTAACCTGTGCCAGTAGGATGAATCTTATCGGCACTCATGTGATCTTTAGGTCTTGGCAAGATTGTATCGCCATACTCTGCGGCAATGCGTACAATTGCATCGTGCGGAACTGGCTTACGATCTTGACCTGGATCAATCCAAAATACTCGCTTACCTTTGATAGCCGAACGCATTTTACGCAATTCGGCTTCAGTCTTCACTCCGGCATGATCATTCGCGCCTAGACTAATGATAATTGTTTCGTAAGGTTTAGTTGTTGCATGTGCAAGATAGTCTTTATTCCATTGCCAAGAATTCCAACCACCTCTGCTATAACTTACACACTCCGGGCGATACATTGCAACGCCTACTGCAATACTATCTCCAATTACCATGCAATCCATAAATCACTCCATCAAAACACAGTCTTCTTAAATTTCAAAAGTTTTTAATTCAAAATGATCTGCGCGTCCTTCGTAGTTAATATAGCCACGAGGGTTGCAAACAATACGAGTGCTACCAATCATGTAGTCAAAGTCTTCATGAGTATGACCGTGAGTCCATAGTTTGATTCGTGGATTGTCGATGATAAACTCATCAAGACTAGAACTATAGCCACCATTCATCAAAACATCTTTCTTATAGCGAGGGTGAGTTGACGAACGACTTGGTGCATGATGCCCACACACAACATACTTATGCGTAGGATTCTCTGCGATTGTTTGACGAATGAACTCAACCATCGCCTTATGATCTACAACCGCATCTTCAGGCGTGAACATTGCAGGTCTTTCTTTAAATGTCACACCAGTAGTTTTCGAATAGTCATCGGTACCATCTTCGCGTTTCGCATAATCATACACTTTGTATGAAACCATATTGTTGCTATTGTCTACACAACGGAAGTCATTCATCATTCTGCGAATGCCATGCAAAGTCATAGGGTCTTCTTTGTTCATATCAGTCCAAAGAGTGCCGCCAATGAAAGTCACTTCGTCAATACGAACTGTTTCTTTATCTAGAATGTGAAGATTCTTGATGTAACCAAGACGCTCTTTGAGAACACGATGCGTAATGGCATAGTCACCATTGTAGTGTTCATGATTACCCATGATGTAAATGACATTAGAAAACTCTGCACCACAATTTTCAAAGAAGGCATGGTATTTGTTTGAACGATCATTTTCGCCACGAATATTATAACTATCGCGTTCCATCAAATCTTTAGCAACGCAAATGTCGCCAGATAGTACAAGTACATCAGCGTTATCAGTATTCTTTAATTCTATAGGACCAAATTCAAGATGAATATCGGAACAAACTGCAATTCTCATTTTTAATCCTTTAAAAAAATGGTACGGATGGTGGGACTCGAACCCACAAAACTCAGATTTTAAGTCTGATATGTATACCGATTCCATCACATCCGCAAAATACTATTATACTAAAATTTGTTTTGAATGTCAATGAACCAGTCACATGATGTTGACAAGGTTATCATATGATAACAACCTAGAAAGTCTCCTGTGTATATAAGCAATGCCGTGAAAATCATCATGGCAAATATGATTGCCCAATCTTTTATTTTTTTCATATCATTATCCTTATGGCGGAGAGTATAGGATTCGAACCTATGCGCCTACTTTCGTAAACGGCGGATTAGCAATCCGGTGCATTACCACTCTGCCAACTCTCCGTGATTGGAGCGGGTAGCGAGAATCGAACTCGCGAATAAACCTTGGCAAGGTTTCAGGTTACCATTACATCATACCCGCATATCATTTTCAAGCACACCATCTCTACTTAAAGTTTATCAGCAAGCCGACTCACAGTATGCTTGAAAATGAGGACTCTTTCGAATCCTCACCGTTCTACTTAAAGAACTTTGTAGCGATCATCCATGATGGTTTTCAGCATGATCGATACTGGTGTGAAGTTATCAATGTCTCCCGACAAGAGTGGCTTCACAATCGCTGGCGAGAAGCCAGACACCAGAGCGGTGCCGCCTTTGTCAAATTTGACTGGCGCGTTGCCGTACGATGCGTTTAGGTTCCAAAATACCACTTGTGGCATTTCATAACCTGCATCTTTGTACTTGCGTTGAATCATCTGAATTGCAGAATCATCATGGGTCATGCATTGATCAAACTGCATATCAGACAAAATCAATACCATTGCTGGCATTTCTTCTTGAGGCACACCACCCTTTACTGCAACATCAAGAATTTTCTTGAATGCGGCATGTAGGTTGGTGTTCATCTCCCACTTAGATTTGATCATTTGATCAATCTTTTGGTTGATGTTACCTTTCAGATTCAACAACTCTGGCTTGTTAGAGAAAGTCAAGAAGGTGTCCTTGAACTTTCCGGTGTTCTTGTCTGCAAGATACAATCCCAGAGAGACTGCTACTTCAAGGCAAGAAAGTTTTGTGTTCTTTCCTGCTGGACAAGACATAGAGCCAGATACATCAACCAGTGGGAGGATGTTTGCATCGCCAACATAGTTAGGCAATGCTTCCCATTGCTTTTGAATCAAGTCCAATTCGGTCTTGTCAAAAGTAACGCCATAGTGTCCGATGCGACCTTTAAGCACATCGTATGGATATGCAACGGATGCATTTACCTTCACTTCTGGATTGTCACCCTTTACAAGAGACTGCACATACTCCGCATACTTTTCAGTATTGCGATTGAATGCTTTCTTATAACGAGCCGATGCAACAGAAGGCACATGGCTAAAGTTGATGTTGTCCCAATCTTTAGCACACATCTGAGATTCTACAACCTTAGTCAATTCGACTAGGGACTTACGATAGAACTTTGGAGACATGCCAAAGAAGTTACGGATTTCAACTGCGATAGGACCTTGACGAGGTGTCCACTTAGCGGCAAGTCCATTACGCGAACGCAATGCATCGCCAAGCAAAGTGTATGCCTCATTCTTCATGTCTTTAGAATTAAAGACAAACAGGTCATCCCAACGCCCCAATTCTGGGACCTTGCGTAGTAAAGCCTTTGCGGCTTCAGTATCGTTCTTTTCTAGGTACACTAGAATATCGCGGAACAATTGACGCTCACCAGCACCACCTCGCGCATCACGGAGCCATGCGGCAACACGCAATGCAAGGTCACGATTCTCAGCCATTGCGGCAGAGAATGCTGGCACAATGTTCTTACCGCGGCTTGCGCCAGCGTTATAGAACAAATCTACAACCGCGTTGGCGATAGACTTGCGAGCCTTCATACCATTCTCGGTACGGGCTTCTTGGTTTACAACTGCATCTACAAAAGTAGTCATGATATTTCCTTTCAACAGGTTAAGTTTGCTTTTTACGGTTACAAGTCGTATGCTTTGATTGCGGGAATTAACCTAAAATTAAAACAACAGGATAGTTTTCTACTTTTTGATTTACATGAGAACTCGAAACTCATGTCGCCAAGCGAACTCGGCCGTCAGTATTAAATAGGCGTTAACCTATTTTTTTGGGTTGCTGAACCTATCCTAATAAATAATATAATAAAATCGGGTTGGTCGGGTAAGATATTATCGGTTCTTAAACCACGGTGCTTCCTTGCGGATGAAAAAACCCCACCGTAATCAAATGGACTACCATCATTTTTCTGTCTTTCCAGCGTCAGATTTAATTCGAGTTTACTCTCTAGTCTCCGTAATTACACCTTGCGGTGGTCCTCCTGTAGAAGACAGTTCTTTAGCGTTTTATGTTAAAGATTGCTGAATCCAACCCTTTACTAACTCAATATCACAATTGTATCAGGTATCTATGAAAATGTCAAGACACTTTCATGGTAAATGTTGGCGGAAGCGGTGAGATTTGAACTCACGGACCCTTGTGAGGCCGACAGTTTTCAAGACTGTTGCAATAAACCGGACTCTGCCACACTTCCTTATTTGGTGCCCAAGGCGGGACTCGAACCCGCAAGATTTAGTTTCTAAGACTAACATGTATACCAATTCCATCACCTGGGCAATTATTTATTTCTGGTACCCTCACTCAGATTCGAACTGAGAGAACTTCTCCTTTTAAGAGTAAAGTAGCATAAATATGGCATGAGCGCGCCAGCCGTGCGCTGAGGATACGAATAATGTCTAATATAAAAAAATTTATCATTCTTTTTCCAACTCCATTGTTTATGATTTTGGGGTTTGTTAATCTGTTTTACTTCAATCTACCCATGTGCGGTACCCAATCATATGAAATGGCTTTAATGTGGTTTACTATGTCAATAGCACATTGTAGACCATGGCTTGATTTTATAGACAAATATTAAATATATTTGTCCATGAGGGCATGGTACCGGATATTGGGATCGAACCAATGACTTATCGCTTATCAAGCGATTACTCTACCGCTGAGTTAATCCGGTGTAAATTCTGGTACCGCCTGTTGGGATCGAACCAACTTCCTCGGTGCTTCAAACCGATGCAATGACCACACTTGCTCAAGCGGCGTTGGTACCTCTAGTAGGATTCGAACCTACATCAGCCAATTATCTGTTGCTACGGAGTATAAGCCCGCTGTTTTACCATTAAACTATAGAGGCATGGTGCTCCCAACAAGAATTGAACTTGTAATTCATCCTTACCAAGGATGCGTTATACCACTTAACTATGAGAGCGAATTGGGCAGGTGAACGGGAATCGAACCCTGACTAAATGTTTCACAGACATTTGTGCTAACCTTTACACTATTCCCTGCATAGATGGTGCCTTGTGACAGGATCGAACTGCCGACATTCGCCTTGTAAGGGCGCTACTCTACCTCTGAGTTAACAAGGCTTAATTAAATAATCTTCTAGCGAACTGTACTAGTAATTGATTGTGACGATAGTGATGCCAGTGTTTTTGCATGTATGGTTTTTCAAACCAATATATGTCACTCTCTGGATGTGGACCTATCAGCCCTATATTATTTTGTATGACTGCGGCGGCATCTCCATTTGAGTATCGCGCAATTACATCATAATCTTTTTCATCACCTATCAATGAACAACCATCATAAAAATACATGTTCTCATCATACTCTAACCAACGAACTTTTGCAACTGTACCGAAACTTCTTTTTACATCTGCATTAGGACGAGTAATGTATTGCTCTGCCTTAATGTTTGTGATGTTGAAATAATGATGCCCTGCCCAATATGCACCCATACAAATACCTAAGTATCTACCGCCTTTTGCAATGCGATTCACTACTGCATCTTTGTATGGCTCTACTATATCGTGCCAAGTATCACTATCACCAAGCCCACCAGGAAATACAAGCATATCATATTTCGCAAGTGTTTTATCTTTAAGATGTTTGTCTGATATACAATCTATATCGTAATCGAAATACAATGAACGAATCACGCCATGTGCGCTTTGAACAGAGCATTGTGGGTGATTAACAAATATTGCAATTCTTGGTTTTTTCATATGGCGCCCCGCGAGGGATTCGAACCCCCATCAACGGTTTTGGAGACCGGCATGTTGCCATTACACCAGCGAGACTTTAAAATGGCTGGGCTGTATGGATTCGAACCACAACTACCTGAGTCAAAGTCAGGTGTCCTACCATTAGACCACAACCCAATAAGGCTATGCCGCAACTGCATACTTAAAACGATCTGCCGCATGTGTAGCCGCCCATGCATGAGGTTTAACAAGAGGTATAACATTACATGTTCCACGAATGTAACCTATCGCTTCTTGAATTACGCAAGATGATCCATACATTTGGTCTGGATTAATATCCAAGTGTACTTCAACATGGCGACCTTCTAATACATCTGCAAGTTTCAAATACATGTCACTTGCACGATAAACTTCATTCATCAAACGAAAACGAGGACGATCAACTTTCTGATCATAATCTCTTTCACGTTCTATTTGTCCAAACAATTTGCAACCGTTGTTGCCATTGATGTGAACTACAACTGCGGTAATATAGTCTGCGTACCACACTTCACCTATTCTGAATCTTTCTGAATCACATCCAAGATAAACTTTTGTTTCAGGAGTTTGATCTGCTATGAATGCTTTCACTTCTTCCAAATTAATTTTTCTCATGATTTGTTTCCTTGTTGGAGCGGGTAGGGAGATTCGAACTCCTCGCTTGAGGTTTGGAAGACCGCCGTGCTACCGCTAACACTATACCCGCGATTTTACTTCTTGAGTTTCCTCATTGTATCTTGTTATCTTATCATCAACCTCTGATGGTTGCTCTTTCGTTTCTAGTAAGTCTCGACCAAAAATAGCATCCCATCGATTTGACCATTCATCATGAGATACACTAAAAGGACGAGGCTTGCTTCCTTTGCCTGCCTCTTGTGTCATGTTACAACTCCATGTATTGTTTATATAATTTATCGCCTAAACGAAATGCTTCTATTTCCCAAGGCAATTCTCTGTACGGAATAACGTCCGTGTTTACTCTTCGAGATTTCCAACGAGTTAAATCTTCATCTAACTCTTTGCGAACAAACTGTCGCACATGAACCATTTCATGTGCCATAGTACGAATTTGTGTGTTTACATCATCATCTTTTGCTATAGCCATAATGAAGTGTCGCGGTTCACCTGACATGTTATAGTCTTCGGCATAAACCCAACCGTATTCATTACCCATATTACTTTTATAACTAATTCGGACATGCAAATTTGGAATCATTTGCGGAGTAAACAATTGGCTGGCAAAGTAGTTTAATGCCCTTCTTTGACATGCCTTTATTCGACTACCGTAAAGATTTAGTTCCATTTGCGGACCTCCTTCTTCACTATTTATTTTTTAACGATTTTGGTCCGAGTGGAGAGATTCGAACTCCCGACCCTCTGGTCCCAAACCAGATGCGCTACCAGACTGCGCTACACTCGGTAAACTTGGTGCCCCATGACAGAATCGAACTGCCATTCTCGGATTACAAAACCGATGTTCTACCATTTAACTAATGGGGCGAAACTGGTGGTGATGGAGGGATTCGAGCCCCCAACCTCTTCCGTATGAAGGAAATGCACTACCATTGTGCTACATCACCTTAGCCATTAGTGAGAGTACTGCCATATCCGTTTAATACCTAGATAAGCGGTATCTACTATCTGAAACCATCTGTCGGTGACTAATCCGTAAAATCGATGGCGATAGAGAGTGGTATTCCCTCGGCAGTCAGGTCGCTAGTCAAGCACCTCGCTTTCGGACTCTCACGAATGGCTCCACAGGCAGGGATCGAACCTACGACCAATTGATTAACAGTCAACTGCACTACCGCTGTGCTACTGTGGAATAAAATAACAGGATACGCTTTTGCTTTATTACCAGTAAAGTTATTTGATTGCTGAAAGTATCCTAAAATTGGTTGCAGAGGCAGGATTCGAACCTGCGGTTCTTGGCTTATGAAACCAAGCGGATGACCACTTCCATACTCTGCGAAACTTGGCGGTTCTAGGGGGTAACGATCCCCACTCTTTTGGCGTGACAAGCCAACGTGCGTCCATGAACACTTTAGAACCTAAACTTGGTAGGGGTACAGAGAATCGAACTCTGGTTAATAGGTTAAAAGCCTACTACTTTACCACTAAGTTATACCCCCAAAATCTGCTGGCACCGCCTGAGAGAATCGAACTCCCATCTCAGCGTTCGTAGCACCGGATTCTTATCCATTGAACTAAGGCGGCAATTTGGTGGAGGATAGCGGAATCGAACCGCTAACTGTACCTTGCAAGGGTACTGTGTTCCCAATTATACCAATCCCCCAAATATTTGGCATTACGAACTTTAGCCGTATCTCTTACGCGGATACCGAAAGTACATCGTTGATGCACCGCTATACACGCCAGCACTTTTTGCTGGATTGACACACCTTGATGGTGTGACTATGGTGGGTCCTGATGGTAACGCTCCACGAGGCAACTTCCCTACAAAACAATGCCAACGGATTTACAGTCCGCCGTAGGGGGCAGAACCCAATATTCTTCTGGAGTGAGGAGTGGGATTCGAACCCACGATACAAGAGTTTTGCAGGCTCCGCCATTCGACCGCTCTGGCACCCTCACATTACCATTTGTTAAGTGTTATCCGCTAAATTTAGGCGTCCGGTGCTTCCGTGCCACAGCCGATAGCAGTTATATCAGGATCAGTCGCCGGCCGCTTTGACCCGAATAGTGTATGCGTCCATACACGATACCTTGATAACACTTAACAAATGGTACCATATTAAAACGCATTAGGATGTTTGATAGAAGAAACAGTTTTGAACCTGCCCTACCGTGCCGTCCACGGACTTGTCTATCAACCACATTACTTGCCAAGTTGTTCCAGCACCCTCGGGAGGCTTCATGTAGTCTTAGCAGAGCCTAGCCGTCACTAGGAATAATTCTCTACTAAGGTACCTACTGGCTTGGTAACCCAATGCGTTTTAATATGGTACACCTAGGGGGAATCGAACCCGCCGTTTGCGCCTTGAAAGGGCGCCGTCCTAACCGTTAGACGATAGGTGCATACCTGATACAAATTGTTAAAGAACTTTTTGTGATCCAGACTTATCTGAATCACTCACAACAGAAATCAATTCTACGCTAAGTCCAAGGACTTGTCAATCACTTTTCTGCTGTATTTTTACAACTGGCCCGGCTGGCAGGAATCGAACCCACATCGGACGCTTTAGAAGAGCGTTGCCTTATCCATTAGACCACAGCCGGAAAATTCTATTCTATCAAACTTCACCACTCTTGTCAAGTGATGTTGTTTTTTTACAACACAAACAAAAACCCCCTAGTTTTTTAGTCTAGGGGGTTTTTGTTTGGATTGACTTTTTACAACTTATCAGCCCTCCGAGCCCCCTCGGCTATTTTCCCAAATCGCAGGTGTGCGTGAGCCTACGAATGGCATCGCATATGTGCAATCTAGTTTTCTACTATGGAGGGATATGGACTGCATTAGTCTTCCTTTAAAAGTTTTATTTGTCATGTATCTATATATACAAATTCTAGTCTTGTTTTGACTTGATTGAAGAAATATTTCTTGGTGCCGCGAATGATACTAGCACTAGTGCCGCTAACCATTCCCAGAAACCATATGCAATACTCAGTCCGAACAAAGTGTTCAATGACCAAATAAATGCAAGTGGCGAAAGAATCGCAAAAAATATAACAAACAATGCTACGAAAGCAACTAAACCATTAGTCATTTTATACTCCAATCATCTTCAAATTCATCAAAGTCATCTTCCGAAAGATTCTTCGGATCAAAGTTACGCAACTTATGCTGTAACTTTTGATGTGTCTTACCTTTGTTTTCTCTCAAAGGTCTTTTCTTTGGGTTTGGTTTATTACTATCATCTTCTTCTAGAAATTCACGAAACCCTTTGATCTTCTTATCCGTTTTCGACATGTTAAGCCTGCGATTCTCCTACGAACAACTCAGGTAGTGCGTCTTCTACTACCTTGCGGGTGATGCCTTTGTAGCCTGTCAATTTTTTATCTTTGATCATGATGGCTAGTTTGGCTTCGTCAGCAGAAATGCTTTCTAGCATTTCAATAAAAATTTTTTCTTTACGAACCTTAGTAAGGTTATTATTTGCGCCTTTTACAAAGTACCCAAACTTTTTCAAGTCTTTAAGTAATCTATTATAGCCCCAATTGTCTGGAATGTCAAGTTGCTTGTAAGGTGGTGTTCCCTCAGGCAAATCAAATTGAATGTCTCTATTGTATACAAATGTGAGAACAGTTTTCAATTCAGGTTTCAAATTGGCAATCTCACGCAAATGTGCCACGCGATCTTTCGCAGGAACATCGTTTATAATTTTAAGCAACTCTGGGATTGTTGCTCTACTAATGTCAGTCGGCATATTAAAATTCCTGTATGTGTTCCATCAATTGTTTCATGCGGTTCTTGATGAAATAGTTTAGTATCTTGCCTTTACCTTTTATAGCGGTAGGATTACGATACGCGGTTAAAATTCTATCTGCATATTCACTTGGCACTTTTGACAAGTCGATTAGACTTTCATTGCGCTGGTAATTACGCATCATTGTTGCATCGCAAAAGTCTTCTGGCTTCTGTGATACCCATATATTTAGTTTTTTCTCAGTTACAGGCTTCTGACGGGACTCTGTAATGAATGTATCATCGCTAGACAGGATGTTAGGAATGCCATCACCTCTATCACCTTTAATGATATGCTCTTTGAGAAACTTAACCGGTTCTGATGTTTTAAGAAACTTCTTTGCCATAGGACTGTATTGATCCACATTGGCAAACTTTTGCAGTTGCATAAAGTCCTTATCGCTAGAAAGAATCAGAATCTTTTCACTTTGAGAATTCTTTAGTTCTACGCCATAGTTTGTACAGATTGTACCGATTACATCATCGGCTTCAGTCTTATCAATCTGAATAACTTTGTATGGGAAGTTTTCGCGAATCTCATCACGCACTCGGTTGAGTGTTTCGAAAATTAAATTCCAATCGTATGGAGATTCTTCTCTGGCTTTCTTACGCGCCGCTTTGTAGTACGGAAACAAATCTCTGCGCCAATACTTCTTATCATCGGCACAGATAACAAGGTCGCCATACTCATCTTTAAACTTCACATTGTACATGCGAATGCTATTGAGTACCATATGGCGAATTAGATTCTCATTAATGCCGCCGCTAGTAATTCCTGGTTGCATCATGAGATTGGAAATCATGACTTGGTTTAAGTCGAGCAAAATCATTTTATATCCTAATTTACTATTCTGAGGATAATTGTATCAGAATTGATTCGGCCTGTCAAGTTGCTTTCCTTGGTAGACAAGTCTGGCAGAATCTTCTTGATTTTAACTTTGCCAGCCTCCATCAACTCTTTGATAGTTGCCTCTGGCTTGCGTAGTCGTTTACCAATGGAAGTTTGTTCATTGAAATTCTGTAGTGTGCTTCCTTTGACAGTCAAACCTTTTGCATTATCTGCATGGTACACACCAAGTGTTTTTGTCTTTGTGTTGTATACCCACAATTGCAATGCACCAACTACCTTTTCTGGCGCGATACTTACGAGTCCCATCTCAGGGAATGCATCCAAGTAGTTCATCTTTGAAACTAGAACAGCCGCAGGCTTTTCTTTCACTTTGCGCTTTTTGCGTACAGGCTTGTTACTCTCTGCACCAGCATTGGCGGCGACAACAATAGAGTCCAAGAATTCTTTGAACCTACGCAACTCAGGCTTTGTAAAATTAGAGTAACCTTCTTTCAAATCGGGATCGGTTGTGTTGATTACTTCTTCAATCTCTTTTGATCTTTGAATGAATACATCGCAAATCTTCTTCATCACAACAGAAGAAAGATTGCGAGACTTAAAGTAAGAATTCATATCGATAAAGTTCTTACAACCACCAGTTGTAAAGTCATCGACCAAGCCTTCTATCTCGCCGGCTTCTTCGCTTGCCTTTTCGCGAATACGATCTTGAATGTTGACCTTTGGTGCATCTTCAACAACGACCTTAACAGTTTTTAAATCTTTGTTCGCTTCAGCCAAAAGTTCTTTATACCTACTCGCGACATATTGCTTAGTCTTGTCGCTAGGAACAAAACCAAGACATAGCATACGCGCAAGCCAGCCGAATTGTAAATTAACTTTAGATTCTGATACGGAACGAACAGCAAGAATCTCATTCTTGTTTCGCCCGACAAATTTCAGATAGTCTAGTACAAACTCTTTTGCTTCTTTCTTACTGCAATTGTAGTTGTACCAATTGAATGCTTCGATCAAAACACTCTGTTCGCCTCTGCCTTCTACATTTGTGTAGATGGGTTCAGCACCAATTTCTGATGTAATCTTTCTCATGATGTAGGTCCATAAGTCCAAGAATTAGTTTCAATATTCCAAATGCTCTCGGTTCTACTGTTTTTTCCCTGTAGAATCGTTACTTGTATTTTGTTCGTTTTGAGTAATGAAATTAATAGCGCCTTTAGTTTCTGTTGGTCTGGAGGTTCTCCTTCCGTCACTATCTTGACTTTCGTACAGGTATTCATATAACTCTTTCACGCCACCAATGTATTTTGCGCCATGATAAATGTGTGGAACAGTTTGTGTTCCTGGTTGTAATCTTTGAAGTTGATTAAGCGTATAGTCCATACCATACAGGTACATACGATATTCATAACCCATTGTATATAACAAAAATTCTGCTCTCTCACATGCTTTACTGTTTAGTGCGCCGTATATGAAAAACATTACATCTCGGTTCTTGTAGTTGTTACAAGCCTCACATGCGTACCTGGATGAACGGTAGACGATATAGTTTTCTTTTCGCCATTGTCTTCGTAAGTTATTAGATAACCTATGATGACATTTCGGCTATAAGGTTCTTCAATAATTTGGCAAGTGTTTTGTTGTTGATAGCCAACCGTTTGTGTAGAGTAACCAACTACTCTCTGATTAGAATTGGTTGCAACACCCGCACCAATTGCTCCACCTATCACGGTTGCGCCTACATTACCATTTGAAACTCCGGCACCGATTACTGCACCAACAACCGCACCAAGTGCGGCATCTGCTGGATGCACATATCGACCTTCTACAATGGGAACATTTTTCTGAATAGGTACTGTAGTTACACCACAAACTTGTCTTTGTGTAACACCAGTCTCCAACTTCGACATGGTTTCGATATTGACAATGGGTGCGTATCGAACCAGTTGATTTGGAACATTGTAAAGAGGGCTAGGTGTATAGGTTTGACTTTGCCCATCAAGCGAACGCGATTCGTTTCGTTTAGGGTCTTTCGAAAACCTAACCTCAGCATGAGCGGTAGTCGCAACTAGTAGAGCGGCAACTAAGGCTGTGAATTTCATGGAAGTTCTCCTTTCATTTGTATATATCATACCGCATTTCCTATCTGTTGTCAAGTATGGTAAACATAGAAAGAAGTGAGTGATTACTTACGCTGTAGGCTTCTTCGCAGGCGGTCTTTTTTTCGCTTGCTGTGCTACAGTCTTCGTGACTTTTGCCGCAGGCTGTTCTTTCTTAGCAGGCGCTTTGTTTGCCTTTGGTGCTGGCGCAGGTGTTGGCTCTACAACCTTTACTGGCTCATAAACTTCTGCCGGTTGCTTTTCTTCTACCGGTTTTGTAACAGAGTCCAGTGGATGTGTTCCATCTGCTTTTTCTTTGTTCAAGTGATTATAGGCAATATACACAATACCACCAAGAATAATAATTCCAATGATAATTTCCATAACTGTCTCCTTATGTTGGGATCAAACAAACTATTTATATTAAGTGTAGGTTTGTGATGAGGGCACCTGCCTTGTTGAAAGTCACAAGAAGGTGCGTATTCTTTGTGGCAAGTTTGGCAATGCATTAGTCCCAAAGCCCCCTATAATATTTGCCAAACAAACGCAAACCGTTATCGATTCGTTTGCTATGTGCTTGATAACCTTCTGCATCAAACTTTGCTGTATGATTAGGACCATCAACCATTTGATATAATGTTGGTTTGCCATTCTCATCCCATTTGCAAGGCTTACTCATCCAGTCAGTTTTGCCTGTATGAAATTGATCTTCCCAATTTGTTGCAAGTTGTTCAAAAGACCAAATCATTTCACTCATAATGTAATCCCAGCGTAGATGTACAAGGTCATCTACTGCGCTATCAGCGGCTTCTTTCTTTTCTGGGAAGAGTTCTTGTTGATCCCAATTATGAGGATCGTATGTGGTACGAAATTTTTCAGGCACATCTTCATCATCAACAAGTTGAGAACCATGCTTGGTTTCTTTCAATTGTTTTAGCATAGGCAGAATGATAGGATTCAAAGTTGAATCCATGTTCCAAGTATCGTACTTATCAATCTTCACATACACAATGCGTTTTCTTTTAGATTCAATCCACAACAATAGATTATATAGCCATGTGTTAGGACGGTCTCTGTCCCAACTTCTAGTTGCTTTTGGGTCTTCTTTTTCTACACTACCATGTGCAAGCCATTCACCAAAGTTATGCACCCAATCTGGATCACGATCAAACCCATATTCATCTTTCTCTTTTTTTGCCCAAAAGCAAAGTTTCTCAGCCAGTTGGTAAGGACCAAACCATTTTTTATATGGACCAATATAAACTTTCATTCCTTATAAACCTTTTGTTTGTAATTTGATTTTTCGCTTTCTATTAGTGTCACAAGTTGTTTTGCATGATCACGAACTTCTTGTGTCACCGCATAACCAAACCCTTCGGGGTGAAGTAATTCTTTCAAGAAGAATAGAATCTTAGATTCCACATCATTACTCATTTGATTTTTTCTCTTCTGCAAATCTTACCATAAAAGGTTTTTTATCAAACCACTCTGGCACTTTTTCCGCAATCACATCAAAATGATAATCATCTGGATAGTGTCGCAACACCCAAAGGGCTTGTCTACGCACATCTTTAGGAACCCTAGGAGTTTTCTTAGGGTCTATCAAATCATATAAGAATTGCTTACCACACTTGAGTGCGCGGTAGCGTTCATCAGGTAGCGTCATCTTCTTTCCATTCAGTAAAGAATGCCTCTTTCTTTTTCTCATCACTCCATGTGATACAATAACGATTGTCTTGGTTGCACATTTGCAACGCTTCATCTTCAGTTACTACACGATGCGAGACAATTGTTTCACCAAGGTGTTCTTGAGAAAACTCTTTTGCTTCTTCGCATGTAACAGTATCTAGTGCCCAATCTGCCTTGCCGGCAGGCACTTGCACCATGTATCGTTGACGAAACATCGAAACGCATTCAACCATTACCCATTGCATTTCTTTCTTCTTCATAGTCCAACTTCCATCTTTGTTGTCGATCCATTCGATAGTGTCTCCAGGTTTCCAACCTGTTCCCTCTAGTATAGCATCATTCAAAGGGAGAATCAAGTCACCTGTTTCGGGATCGGTTTCAAGTTCAATAACCCATGATTTATTTTCCATTACATTAACATCCTTATAAGTCCAAAACTATCAATTGTGGTTAACAGTAAGTAGTTAGCAAGCATCCCAAATGATTGCCGAGTATAAGCAGCCCAAGCGTACATAGCGCAACCACTAATCCAAAAAGGATAAAGAATAAGTAATGGCGGGTTTGGTACAGTAAGAGCCATGGTGATCGAACAACCAATGCTAACTGCCCAAGCCAGTACTTCAATGCAAAAACGAAATGAGTTGCTTTTCCAATCATCTTTTATCCATTGAAGAGTAGTTGTAAATATATCATGCATTTAATACCTTTTGAATTTCTTGCCATAGTTTACCGTAACCTTTGTTGTCACAGGTAGACTTTAGCATCTGTAGTTTATCATTATACCAATGTTCTTTTGGAATGTCAAGTAGATATTTCATGCATACCGATTCATCGAAAAACAACGGAAAATTCCATACACCATGAAAACCAAATGTTTCACCAGTTGGATTGCACCACTCATGTGAGAATTTATTTGCCACATCAATTGGCGCGTGTTTTATACCATATTTCTTTTTGAGAAAGGCGGAGTGTCCTTGAGAGATAACTGCATCTTCATTTTTAAATCGAGGACTATTTTCAAATTTGATAAATGGGTCACGCAACGATTCAATCAGTTTCATACTGCGTAGACTGAACCCACCATTGCCTACTTTTTCATCTGCGCCAATCCATGTGAATCTATCAGGCCATGGTGCACCAATGTAATCGTAGTTAAAGTAATCATCTGTCCATTGTGCTTTATTAGCCGCCATGCCATCGTATTGAATTACAAGTGCAAACTCAGTCTTAACATGCGCCCATAGATTCTTAATCATAAAATAATTGTAATCATCTACAGTAAAATTTTCACGCAATGGAATGTGATGACCATAGCCAAGAGGCACATTACCAACTTGCAAAACAGTTTCAACATGAGGCGTATTTTCTAGCGTATTGTCAATTGCAAAACGCATACTTTTTTGATGGGTGTTACCCACAATAATAACAGTAATTTTTTTCATATCTTTTTGTGTGAGTAAGTATAACCTACATCATGATTAAATTTGTTGAAGAATGTACAGGTCGGATCAATCCAAGAGAACAACCAGTTGCGAATGTCGCCTGGTCTAAATGTCATCAATGTATCAATTGGAAATTCTTGTAGAACAATGCGCTTCTCCACTCTAGGATATGAATTAGCAATATGCATTGGACCAGAATTCACGCCTACAAATTTTGCTGAACCTGCGATAAGTTTTGCAACTTCCCAATAATTCAATTTGCCACAGAGGTTTGTGCTATTGCCACCAAGAGGCTTATCGTTATCACCACCAACTTGAATAATTTCATAGTTCGAATAGTTTCTGTTGATTGAATCAATAACTTCGTCTGACATAACGCGAACATCATCTTCGCCTGATGTGGTACGAATTGCTATCTCGCCATCTCTGCGTCTGTCTGAACCTGTTGTGTGAACAACGATACGATTGGGCTGAATGGGTTCATCTTCGTAAATGTATAAACGCGAGTGTCTTAGTTGAACATTGTTAAAGCCCATTTGAATGCACATGTATTCTGCCTGCCCGTTTGTTACAGGCATTTTCATTACATCAACATATTGCTTTGTTTGTTCTGGAATGCGACAGTCTGGTATAAGACTGATCATGGGATGTTTGTTGGCTTCTTCTTCACTCATGAAGACAACAAACGGATTGTGTTTGAATGCCCAAATGCGTTCATCTGAAATGATGCACTTCTCACCAGTCACATTGAAAATGTTTTCTGGTATAGCAGTCGTAGCGATTTGATCGCCTATGTGATAGAAGTTGAATTTCAAATGGTACATAATATAAAACCTTATCTATTTTTTAGCGGGAACTTTCTTCTTAGTTGCGGCTTTTTTCGTTGGCTTCAATTCTTTATCGATTTTAGATTCAAGGCGTTTCATTACCTCATGACCTTCCATCCATATATCTTTGTTGTCTAGTATACTACGAATTTCCGTTTCTGTCAAGAAGCCCTGATAGACCTTGCGAATAATGTTTTCTGACCATTTGCGTTCGTTGACAAGTTGATCATACATCTCACCGCCTTTACCAAATGTGCCACCTGAATAGTTGTGAAACATGAAAAGACAATGCTCTGAAATTTCAAATCTTTGCCCCGACAAGAATAACATAGTTGCGGCAGACATACATGCGCCTTCAGCAGAACAAATTACCATAGCACTAGATTCTGCTATAGCACGAATGAATTGAATTGTAGTAAACAAATCTCCACCTGGAGAATTGATATGAATTCGAATTACATCAGTCTCATTTGCATTACGAATTGCATCAATGCATCCAATGTATTTCTCTGGTGCTTCAATTGAACCTGAGATATAAATTGTGATAAGATTTCCAATCGGCTTGCAATTTATAATCTTATCGTCAAATAAATTTGCAAAAGGGTTTTTGTTATCGTCATCCATTTTTATGTTCATTCTGATATCCATATTTGCAAATATAGTAGGCATCAATTAAATCCGATGAAGGATTCCATTGTTTTTCAGTCATATTTAATTCGTCTTTCAGTCGAATGGAATTTTCTTGTTCGAAGACCAATTGCATTTGTTCTTTATTTGAGTTGCCTTTATTTGTGGCGAACTTCTTAATTACTGTGGGTGCTATTGTCTTGAATTCAATTTGAAAACTCCAAAACCTATATTTCAATATGCCTGTATTCTCTGCAATGTTAAACACACGACCTTTCGATCCCATCGAATAGTCTTCAATGAAGACTTTCGTTTCTTCTCCAGTTTCTAAAATCCTATCGATAAAGAAACTGGAAATTATATCGTATCTCTGCATCTCATTCGCATATTCAAAGTAATGACCGTATACATTTTTGAATGAAACATCATACTTCTTCAATTGCGTCATGTAATGCAAAACACAATTATCAAACTTAAACTCTCTGACACTATCATTATATAGACAAATCGCAGGGGAAGTCATTGAGTAGTCAATGCCGGCATAGATCATTTCCAATCATCTAAATCTCTAAGAGATTCCTCTGAAAGTCTATCCCATTCATTTTCTACATCTTCTTGCCATTCTTCCTCTGCTATGTTTGTATCGTCCATTTCTGAACCGCATACTGGACAAAACTTAGGTGGCTTTTGTGATTCAACATACGAATCTATGCCACACGATTCGCAGAATAATTCAAATCCTGTCATCCTCTCTCCTTAGGCGGCTTTACCCCACACATCATCCCATTTGCCAGAGAGTGCGCCTTTTGCATAATCTGTTGCTCTGTTTTCGAAGAAATTGGTATGTGTAGGTGCGTTGATCATTTCCTCTACCCATGGCAGAGAATTTCTTTTAACTTTAAAGATGCCTTTTAGCCCTAATGAAATTAATCGCCTATCAGCAATATAACGAATATACTTTTTAACCTCTTCTGAAGTTAATCCTTCCATTGAATTGATGCCAAAAGCAAGGTCGATAAATTTGTCCTCAAGTTCTACCATTTTTTCAGCGATGGTGTAAATTCTTGATTTTAAATCATCATTCCAAATTTCTTTGTTCTCTTCTATGTATGTGCGAAATAACTTAATCATTGACTCAGCATGTTGTGTTTCATCAACAATAGACCAGGTGACGATTTGTCCCATACCTTTCATCTTACCCATACGGGGAAAGTTAAGCAACATAATAAAAGAACTGAATAGTTGCATACCTTCAGTAAATGCACTAAACACGGCGATATGAGTTGCAGTATTTTCTTTAGTTGTATTTTGGGCAGATAAATTTAGAACATAGTCGTGTTTATCGCGCATCTCTTGGTACTCTAAAAATTGATTGTAAGTTGCTTCTGGCAAACCTAGTGTTTCAATCAAGTGTGAGTATGCGGCAATGTGCAATGCTTCTCTAGCGGCAAACCCACAAAGCATCATGCGTACTTCAGGTTGTGGAAAGTAAGGCAAGTAGTTACGAACATAACCACCAGCAACATCAATGTCACCTTGCGTGAAGAATCTAAAAATGTGAGTTAAAAAATTTTTCTCATCCTCACTTAACTTGTTTCTCCAATCTTTAACATCTTCAAGCATTGGCACTTCTGTGTGCAACCAATGTGACTGTTCATGTTTTAACCATGCGTCATACGCCCAAGGATAATTGAATGGCTTGAACGCATTTCGTTCATCTGTTATTTTAGATTCAATTCCTTTTTTGCTTCCTGTAACCATGTGAGTTCCTTATCTGATAAAATTTTTATAATGTTGTTTGGAAATTTGTTTTTTATGTATGCAACTAATTCTTTCGTGTCTTTTGTCTGAAAGATAAAAGTTTTATTGTGCCAAGCATAATAGCACTCGCCTATTTTCTCAACATAAACTTCGATAGGGTTTGTTGATGTATTAGATTTTTCAGTAGATTCTTTGATGTTTCTGAATAAAAGCAACCAAAGCAAAAAAGCAATTGTAATTGAAATTATTTCCACAATGATATTCATTCGTACATCACCGTGTCGGTGTCACCTATTGCCCATTTTGGGTTTTGTTCTATAATATATTTCTTAGTGCAAACTTTAAAGTCTGGAAATTTTAATTCTTTTGGGTTGCTTGCGGCATCAAGCCATATGCAACGATTGTTTGGTTGTGCCGCATACTGACCATTGTCAAGTTCTATGAAGTTATATGACTTATGATCTTCTGGATTTTCTGCATCACCCATATCTAGATATTCATCTGATGCACAATTGTCAACAGTAAACATGTAATTACCTTGATACCATTGTTTATTCTTAGCGTAAAACTTACCGCTTAGATTCATTAGAAATGATTTTTGTATCACGGTAAGATCATATGATAAACAATCCCAAATTTGCAAATGATCTAATGGCAAAAATTCTGACGGAGTAACATTGTTTGTGCGAGACACATATGCACTCAATGGAAGTTTATCGTACAATGCGCCATATTCAGGTAGATACGATTCAATGAAAAATGCTCTACGGCTCATTGATTTGATTGATACCCAAATGCAAGGTACATATTCACCAAATCCTTTTTCGAAATTGTAGAGATATTCTTTTCTAATATAACATCTAACTCTTGGTGTGTTTGCTACTAAGTGTGCCATAGTTTAACCCTCACATGCAAGGCATGTATCGCCTTCAACAATTGCTTTCATATCTAGTTCTTTGATTACATCACGTTCAATTCGTTTCGCAATCTTATCTGCTTTACCAATCTTTTCTGAACGGCAGTAGTAAAGAGTCTTCAAGCCCATCTTCCATGCCATGAAATGAATTGCATGTAGATACTTGATGTTTGAATCTGGTCTAAAGAATAGATTGAGTGATTGTGCTTGATCAATATATTCTTGTCTATCTGCGGCATGTTGTACAATCCAACGCTGATCAATTTCCATTGATGTTTTGAAAACATCTTTAGTCCAATCGTCCATCCATGTTAGATGTTGAACTGAGCCATCGTTCGCAATAATGCTTGACCAAATTTCGTTGTACTCATCTTGTGATACTGTTTCTCCATCACCAGCCAAATGTTTTTCAATAACTCGATTCAACCATTTATTTTTATTTAAAGATGATCCAGATAAAGTGTCCTGACGGTATGCGTTAGCACGGTAAGGCTCAATACTAGGGCTAGTATTTCCCATGATGATAGACGAAGAAGCATTTGGAGCAATAGCCAACATATGACTAAACCGCTGACCAGTACCCGTAGCATCGGGTGCTTCACCACGTTCACTACCGAGTTGAAGATTTGCTTCATCTAGTTTACTCCTAATGTGTTTAAAGATTTGTTTGTTTCTACCTACTGCAAGGGCTGATTCAAACGGCACATTATTTTTCTGCAAGTATGCATGAAAGCCTAAGGCTCCAATACCAATAGAACGCTCAGACCTAGCAGAATGAATGGCTCTGGATATGGTAGTTGGTGCGTTATCAATAAAATATTGTAAAACATTATCGAGCATCTCAGCAACATCACGGAGGAACTGTTTATTATTTTTCCACTCATCAAAGTACTCCAAATTAACTGAAGACAAACAACAAACTGCGGTTCGATCTTTGCTTGTTGGTAAAATAATTTCAGAACACAAGTTGCTCTGACGAATTGACAGACCAAGTTTCTTTTGAAACTCAGGCATTGCTCTGTTACTTGTATCAATGAAATGCAAGTATGGTTCACCAGTCATCATGCGATTTTCTAAAATGCGTTGCCACAGTTCTCTTGCGGATACTGTTTCTCTAATGTCACCATTGTGCGGGTCTCTGAGATGCCATGAGTCATCTGCTTTAGAATCGACCATACACTTTTCAATGATCTGCATGAATTCATCTGTGATATTAATTCCGTGATGTAGATTCATTGCTCTCATGTTTGGATCGCCCGTAGGCTTTCTCATTTCAAGAAAAAGAAGAATATCTGGATGGCTAATATCAAGGTAAGCGGCGTAAGAACCACGGCGAGTACGACCCTGGCGATATGCGAGACTTGACGCATCATAAGTGCGTAAGTGAGGCATAACACCAACAGACTTATCATCAGCAGACCGTATTCCAACACCGATTCCAACTCCACCCCCTAGCATTGAGAGCCAATTAACTTCTGATAGAGTATCAACTAAGCCTTCTGCGCTATCATCCAAATAAGGAAGAAAACAACTGATAGGTAGACCACGCTTTGAACGCCCAAACGATAGAATGGGTGTGCTGTACGAAAGCCAGTGCTTACTCGAATACTCATATAACCTTTGTGCATGTTTGTCATTACTGCCAAACGCTTTTGATACATATGCAAATCTTTCCTGAGGGCTTTCTTCATCCTCGCGCATGTAACTTTCTTTTAAACGCTTTAGGCCTAATTCGTCAAATAGCGCATCCCTAGAAAAATCAATTTCCATTTTCTTCCTTTTATTATTCTTGTACAAATTCTTTAACCATTGGGAATACTTTTAAAATTACTTCAGCGCAAGCCTTTGCAATTTCAATGTGTTCCTTCTGAGTTCCATTTCCGCTTCTCAGTTCAATGTAATGTAACCACGATCTGAGTGTTCCATTTACATAGAGTCTAGATACAGTTAGACCTTCTGGCAGTACTGATCTTGCTTGTTCTTTTGCAATGCCGTTATCGATAGCCCATTTATATGCGGCTTTACATTCTGCAATCACTCTTTCTTGTGCTAACTTCCATTTGTATTGCAAAGCATCATCGTTTACTTCTATACTATTTTGTCGATTAGCGGTGTCCTGAAGGCGTGCCTCTCGACATACGAAATCCAAATCTTTCGTTGGATCGGCGTATCGTTGGCTAAATTCCTGAAAGGAAAAACTTCTGTGTCGCAGGAATTGTCTTGCAATGTCTCTTGTGGTTTCAACTTCGAGGCAGACTGAGACCATTTCGAATGGTGACCAGTGCTTGTGTCTTGCGAGGTATTGAATAAGTCGTTCTGAGTTTTCATTACTGGACTGACTGGCTGGATTTGATACCCTTGCACAATACGCAACAAGTTCTTGTACATCGATTGAATGCCCAACATCATTTTTCAATTCCTCTGACATTTGTGAATAAGAGACTAACTTTACTTTCATAATTTCTTCCATACATTAAATTGTAACAACGCTTCAGGTCCCGCGAAAGTATTTTTATCTATAATAGATTGAATTTCATCTACGCTTAATTTCTGCTTTACTATCATATCATTTATATCTTTTTCGATTATTGCCTTAGGCCAAATGCAGACGCTAAAGCCGTCATCAATTGCTGACTTTATTTCTCTAACAATTTCTTTGTTTCTAGGTTCATTGTCGTAGATTAATACCAAATTACTTTTTGCGAATACATCTCCGACTGATTTAAGATTCGCATTACCTGACGCGATTGCATTAGGTAAAAATAAACTATCGATAGGACCTTCAGTAACATAGATTGTTTTAGACTTATCTACATTATTCAACCCAAATATCATAGGTGCATCATCTTTAATTCTAATCGTTACATATCGTAACTTCTCGCCACGAATTGCACGACCAGACAAGCCAACTAGATCATTATTCAAATCAAAGAAAGGTAAAACTAAACGCGGTTCGCTACCAACGATTTTATCGTCATAGCCATCCGCGAATTGCTTGAATTTCTGAATGTCATCTACGAAATATAGGTCTTCATATCTATGTTCAGGAATATTTCGAATCCGTAGATATTCACGCACCTCATGCTTTTCTGCCAATCTTTTTATTGGCAAAAGTAGACCTTTAAGTGCGTTATTTTCTTTCGTAGTTTGAAAAGTTACTGGCTTGAAAACGAATCCATGTTCTTTGTGCGCTTTGCGCCCTGTCTCGCCTTCTTTGTACCGATCAAGGCAATATTGTTTGTAGAGTGATTGGTCTAACTCTTTGATAAGAGTGCCAAGAGACATACTTGCGGAACAGTTGTGGCATTTATAAAACATGCCGCCTTTCTGCGCGAAAAGATAACCCCTCGCCTTATTGCGATTGGTTTGACTGTCACCACAAATAGGGCAACGGAAGTTATAGAGATAGTCGCCTTTTCTCTTAAACTTATCTAATCTTACGGAAATTGTACCGATGTATTGTTGATCAATCCACAAACTCATAGTGTATCTCATTCTAGACAAAACAACATAGTTTTGTCAATAATAGTGAACATTGTATCACATGACTATTAGAAAGTCAATGTGTGTTTTATTTTGTTTAAAGCCTCGATTGTTTCTCCTACCGCAATAGAACATGCTAATTCGCCATTGGTTTCAATGAGCGTCCAACTATTAGTTTGCGGGTTGAGATAGAAGATTACCTCGGTATCAATATTTGTTCTACCTTTCCAGATAGGAACTTCACCATATTGAGTTTTAAGGTATTCAGTAGCCCCGTTAAAATCACCACAGGTTACTGATTTTTGAAGAGTGATAGTTTGTGCAATGACGAAAAGAGGAAACGCCATCACCAACATTATAATAAATTTTTTCAAATTATCCGCCGAATAGTTTAGCCAACACCGTTAAGTTTACATTTGAAATTATCCATGCTAAAACTACAACACCACCTGCGATCATCCACTTCCATTGGAAGATTTTTTTCAGATCGTCATCTTCTTTCCTATTGTGTTCATCAATCGTATGGCGCAGAGACTTAATCTCATCCATGATCCTACGCTCAGTCAATTCTATCTTATCACATAGGTTTCTGTCAACTGTAGTAATTCGCGAATGTAATTCTTTAATGTCAGTTACAGTATCTTGTTTTCTTTTTTCCATATCTTCGTAGATTTGATTAACCATACGGTCGTTATTATTCATCAGTTTATCAATAACTGAATCCATTTTGTTGCACAATTGAGTAATGTTGTCTACTTTTTCTTTAAGTACTTCAACATCTATCTTGATTTCTGTAACGTCATTAAGCATGGTTTTTTTTTATTATTTTTCTTGAAAGGCATAATACAATACTACAAGAATTGCAAATCACAATTCTCTATCATATTGTTTAGGTAATTTTGTCCCACCTGTATCTGTTTTATTTATATTTCGGTATTCTTTGGTTTCTGTAAAATTCTCATATCCTTCAGATTGATATGTCGATCTTCTGGCAAACTTCTCTGTTACAGTCACCCCCAAACCTGCAACTGCAATGGCCATCATACCTTCAAACATATAATCCTTTACTTCCATGCCAAAAAACAAATTTGCAAAGAAAGCAATGCTACAAAAAATAAATGCCAAAAATGTAACTACTCTTTTACTACTTAAAGAGCCATTGTCACCATCTTGTAGCATACTATGCAGAGGAGGCATTTAATTCTCCAATACATGTAGAGCATGTTCATAATGTTGAATACGATCTTCAAGTCCATTTGTGCCACCATTGATACGCTTTGTTAAAGTAATCATATCTCCTGCGTCTGCCCATTGATTTAAATTGTTTGTACTCCAAAACCAACATGCTGATTCAGTTGCACCTTCGAAAGTTTCTAAATATTCGGATGCTTCCTCTGGCGTAATTCCTAATGAATCTGCAAATCGTTTATAGTTTTGATATCCAGTCAATTGAATCAATCCTCTTCCACGATATTTAAATCCATCACCAGATTCTTCTGGTCCATTGCCCATACGATTTGCATAAATTCTATTTGCGATTGCTTCTTGTTTGTTGGGCAATGATGCATATTTTTGTGCAATTGCATCGTTAAAAAAATATTTAGGAAAAACTTTTCGCAATGATTGCCAACGATAATTTAAATTTTCTTTCAGCGTAGTGAATTCACCAGATTCATGTGAACATTGCGCGATAAATGCAGCCATTCTGTTTGTTGTATCAATCTCATATTCAGGAAGAAACATTGACAATGAATTGTGCCATTCTGAAATATGGTCATTGCCGCGCAATAATTGTTCTAATTGTTTTAATGTTATTATCATATCTTACTTCTTATCTTCGAAAATTTTTCTTTGTGTATTGTACCATTCGATCCATGCATCATTTTTCAAAGCACACTCATGATAGAGTGTATAGTTTTCAACCACAGATTTAATTACTTCGCTCAATAAAGGATCAGTCTTTTCAAGTTTGTTCAATTGTGGGCATGATGTAATTAATGTTTTCGGTGCTTCAGGAAACTTTTTTGTAATTGGTGCTGGAGTGCTACAACCAAACAATGCAAGTAAAAATACAATAAAAAGATATTTCATTTGTTTATTCCTTCGGCAGCATTATTTAGTGTTGTAACAATTTCTTTTGGAATTTCACATTTAGAATCATATTTTACAATTTCTTTGTCTACATAACGAACAATTTCATCACCCCTTTGACGAACAATTTGAGTTTTAGTGATTACTTTTTCAACAATTTTTACTGTTTCTTTTGCTGACTTTGCTTCTGATTCGGCAACCTTTATTTCTAATTCTTTTATTTTTAACTGCCAACTTTCTTCGTTTGAAATTGCACCAAACATGTATGTGCCAAATACAATGAATAAAACTGATACAAGTTGAATTGGCATTTTATACACGATTGGTATAAAATCAAAAAGGTATGTAACTATAAATCCAATAATTCCTGCAAATAGAACTACATTAAATACCCAAATCGGCAACCATTCGAATAGAAACATTTTATTTACCTATTATTTTTTTGCAAGCGCGTTTTGAATTTTTTCTTGAATGATTTTCGCCCAAAATGGTTGAGGAAAATTCCATCCAATAAATGCGCCAACTGCAATCCAAAGTAATGTGTCTAGCATGTTGATTCCTCATTTCGTGAATGGGTTTCAGTAAACATTCCGTTACGGCCATAACGCAAAAAAATCATTGCACCAGTTTTATCGTCTTGAAGAATGATAGGACGCTTAGGATATTTGCGACCGTATTCACGAATCGCATTGCCTACATCATCATTACCCACATACTTTTCATACTTGAGATATTTTCTTTTGCCTAGTCTTGCTTTTAGATAACGCTCTGTATCAACTACAAAAACATCACTATTTGCAAATCTACGCACCATATACTTTTGTGGGCGTGGAGGGTCGCCTGTAATACCTGCAACACCACCTGCGCTTACTGAATTAGCGGCTACATCTTCAACAAGATATTCACCGCTGTTCATAAACGCTTCCCACTTTTCGTCAAGATTTTCTTCAGTTAAATCTTTACCTTCTTTAATTAAAAAAAGTGCGGCCGCATACGATGCAAATTTTGTTTTGCCTCCTGGCACTAATGCAAGCAATTTCTTCAACTTAATCATAAGTACATCAAATGTTGTCAAAGAATCTTGCTCTTCCATTGTACGTCTGTCTGCACTCTTTTTTAGAATGTTTCCTTCAGCATCAATCACACCGAGTTTGTATGCTTCCCAATCGGTGAATGGTTGCGTCAATCTACGCAAGATTCGATACACAACATATAAATCTACTAAGTTTGCCATACTCTTTTTTGTATCTCTTTTAGTAATTGATCGTCATATAAAACTTCTGTGTTTGTAATATAACCTAAGAAAATCAAAAAACTATTTAAAATGTGTTTGTTCTTATCGCCCATCTTAAACCTCAGCATATTAACAGTTGCTTCTACGCCAAAAACATTTGAGAGAAATATAATATGATTTAAAATCAATCTTTCTCTCAACTCATCTTTTTCTGCGTACTTGTTAATGAGTCTCTTAATGTACTTGATTTTATTCAAGTCTTCAAGATACTCTAGTACGGATATGCAATTAGGATTTCTGTAATTGTTAATTGCATACTCATCAAATTCATCTTCATTGTGAATCATTTTAGAAGCCGGATAGTGTTGCCCTCAGGATCGAATTTGCGCCAGTAGAACCAACCGCAACATAAATGTAGTTGGAATTCCAACCAATCTCACCTGTGTTCCAACCCTCTGCGGCCGCATTTGATGTAGCAACAGAACTAATACCACGAATACGAATCTTGCTATCGTTTACATCAAATGCAACGGTAGGCGCATTAGTCTTAACGCCGATTCGATTGTTCATTGCATCAACAAAGAACATATTGATTTGTGAATCTGATTCAATGCGAGTATTACTTGCACTACCATCTTCGTTAATTACAACGCCTGCTGTAAATGTTGAACCTGATGGTGCCGTAACGATAACTGTGTTACCACCAATCTTTGTTGTGCCGCTTGATGCGGAAGTGTTAGCACTAATATCAATATTGCTGAATACTGTTTGTGCTGACTCACCAAACAAGTCGCCAAGTTCAATCTTCTTCGATACTGGCGTACCCGATGGATCATCAACAATCAACAACAAATCTGTATTTGCTGGCGCTGTTAATGCTGTTAGTTGCGTGACTTTTTTATCTGCCATCTTTTTCTCCTATCTTATAAACCCCATTGAAGGGGAATGCTACTCCTGGGACTCAGGCCAATGTGTAGATTAACTATCTGCGGCGATAGTATCATCTGGTGCATCGGATGTAACTGCTGAAGACATTACAACTAGTGGTTCTGTCTTGTAGCGTGTTCTTCCGTGCATGTCTGTATAAGTGACAAATTTAGTCCAACCTGGTGTATTGATACCGCGAGCCTTGTTTGCGGCAAGTGTCGCTTCAGTATCGTCAACACCAATGATGTTATTTGACGAAATTTCTGCGGCAGTCACATACTTAGGTACATCTTGACCAGTAATCGTTGCACCAGTTTGGTTTGCACCATCCCATGCAGGATCAATAGTTAAAGAGTTAGCCGCAGAAATTGCAGTAACTTTTCTGCGCTTACCGGCGATAACTAGCGCATCGCCAATATCTATCTGAGTTGTGAATGCAGTATTAGTGCCCGTAACTGTAGTTGTTGCTACAGTATTGCTTACGCTAATTGTATTTGCAATTGCGTATGAATCTCTTGTTCCCCATAGTGCCATGGTTTTTCTCCTTTTAATATCCTAATTTTCTAAGTTCGGAAATCGTTCTCATTGTATTTATATGTCGAATTCCAATGCCGCCCTTTGCGACCCATTCATCGATGTTTTTTACATGATCATCGATTAATAGATTTGGTTTACCATCAACTGTAAGGGCATAATTCTGCTTTTGTTCTCTAGGAACTAGGTGAATTTCCTTTACAGAAGAACCTAAATGCTTGCGTATCCATTCAATCTTTTCTGGCTTGCATGTAGGCATTCTTTTAGAAGGTGTAGAAAGAATCGCTGGATTGTAGGATTTGATGAATCTCCATAACGCAAGCCCATCAGGCATTGGTTGTAGGTTTGCCCAAAACTTAGGCACTCGTTTCATCGCTTCCCACTTTTCTTCTTTTCCTGCATGAACAAAGTCAGGCAGCCCTTGCTGTCTGAGTGCTTCGTTCGCACCTCCCATGAAGTTGACAAGGACTTGGTCCATGTCGCAGTAAATTTCTGGTAACATTTTATTTGTTATCGCTAATCTCAGGGTCAATCTTAATTGGCTCTTGTTTACCGCTTAGTGTCTCGCCTTTTTTAACTGCTTTCTGCTTTGCGGATGCTTCTTTGCCAATTTCTTTTTTGTCTTCTTTTTCGTTGATTGATACATTACCAACTGTTTTCATTTTGATGTTGGTCTTGATACCCATCTTCGCGAAAGCCTTTTCAAACTTCTTTGCAAGCGGTTCGCCTCCAGATTTAAACTCTGGATACTTTTTCTTTTCTTCTTCTTCTTTTTGCAAAGCATTTTTTTGTTTTGCCATTGCTTCGCGTTCTTTTTCGTGCTTCAAACGCAATTGAGTAGACTTGAGTAATACTTGCGCTCTCTTAACTGCATCTTGTGCATCGCCTGTAGTGCGAATTGAAGTACCGCCGCCTTCTGCTTCTTTAATATCTTTATTCTTCAATTTCTTCAGAGTAGTTGCAAGCCACTTCTTTGTACCTTCAGGTTCTTGTTTATTTGCTGGCGTTTTTACATCTTCTGGATGTTGTTCTTCATTCTTCATGTCTTTAGGTTTCTTACCAGCCTTCTTCATGGCGATTGCAATAGCGGCTTGCTGTGCTGGTGATGCGGCTTCAGTTTTAGGTACACAATTTGGTACCATCTTGTCGCCTTTCTTTTTCATACCCTCTTGTTTGTGAGTATCCCAACATGCTTCGTCAGTCTGTTCTATTTCTTCTTTTTTCATAGCGGCGCGATTCACACGATTCTGTGCAAGACCTGAAACAAATTTAATTTTAGCGCCAGCAAGTGTTTTAAGATTATCAACATGCATCTTATCAAGCATGGCAATTAATTGCTTATATGCTGGTCCTGACGGATCGATTGTGCTAATCTTTCCGTACTCATCTCGCATCTTTGCGAGTTGTTGTGGTGTGAATCCGTCTTTCATTTTATTTCTTCTCGTTAAGTGAATTGATGAAATCCAAGTCCTCTTGAGTTAGTTCGTAGTCTTCCTTCTGAGGTGCGCTTTGTGCTTTACCTTTAACAAGTTTGCCTTTGGCTTGAACAGCCGCAAGACGGGCAGCCTTGTCGTTGTGACCTGGCATTAGACTTGTCATTGGTACTTTACCTTCCGGACCTTTACGCTCATTCTCTGGATTGTCGTA